TGACCTACTGCTGAATCTTCTCGTACACCATCATGGCGATGTGCGCTTCGTACAGCCAGAACCGCTGGTCTTCAAGCTCACGAATCGCACCGTACTCGATCGTGAAGTCCTCGCCGATGTGCGTAATATTCGTGACCCAGCCGGTGATGCTATCGGTCACGTTGAGCACCGGCATCGTCATGCCACGAAGCTCCTGCATCACTGTGTCGATGATGAGCGGGAACTTGCTGTCTTCGAGTACATCGTCATTCTCCATGGCGTACTTGATCCAGATGTCTACCGTGAAGTGCGCATCCCTGAATCCTGATGGGAACGTGCCTGCAGATGTGGGGATCGATGTGCCACGTGGTCCCATCGTTTGTCGCTTCTCACGCACCACGCCACCCCACACATATATCTGAGGTGCCGAAGCAAAGTCGCCGATGACCGGGGGAGCAATCCAGACCTGCGGACCGGGCAGATGGGATTGCCAGAGTACGTCGGCATGGTCAGCCCGGTCAAGGCTGTCTTTACAGTTTCCTGTACAGAGTTCATCGGCATAGTCTTAGGATACTACCTGGCGTTCCGTGGCTCCTAGACCCCGTGACAGGAAGGACCACTACGTCGTCCGTATGGGCATGCGGCGGGCTGGTGGGTGGTTGAGGTAATCGAGCACGTGCTCGATGCGCCCCACTGTATCGCCAAGACGACCCAAAGCGTAGTTGCAGGAGAAGTGACAGAGGCCACGTACCGTGTCGGTTTCGTGGTCGTGATCTACGTGTAGGATGTGACCTTCGGTCGGTGGCTTGCCGCACAGTGCGCAGACGCCGCCCTGGAATGCGAGCAGGTCGTCATAGTCCTGCTGGGTCATGTTGTACTTGGTGCGCAGGATGTAGTTGCGATGCCGCTCTGGATGTTCAGCGCGCATGCGCCTGCTGTATGCATTGCGCGCTTCACGATACTCTGGATCGTTCATGCGCTCGGCGTGTCTTGCCTTGCGTCGAGCGCGTTCTGCTTCATCTAATGGATATCGCTGATGCTGATAGGCTTTGCGCTGTTCGATGGATGCGTATGGCATGGTCTACTCCTTATTGATGTTCCTATCACTAAGGATACCACACTCGCATTACGCGTGCAGCGTTACACAACCCTCCGATATGGTAGGAGCAACTCACAGCCTTCGAGATAGAGATCGCCCGGAGAACCACTCTTAGTAGTTTGGCCCTGATTCCTTTGTACCGACGTTGCTGTGGCACCACGAACAAGGGCTTCTGCTACGGCCATTTTGATAGTTGCCGACATGATGGTCGCAGGCATAGTGCTGATCAGGCACGCAGCGACGCCTGCGGTCGGTCCAGCATGCGTGTAGTTAGTCGCCGTGGCAAGTGTGAGTACGCCGGGACCGTACGCCGCAAGACCTGTGGTGCCGTTCACAACGCTTGCTACACCAGTGACCTGCACGACTTCGGTGTTCGCACCATCGTAGATCGGACACGTGATCGGTGCATCAGCCGTGGCGACAGACCAGCCGGTGACATCATCGACATCGACAGTCGTGGCGTCGGCGAGCATCGATGCAGTGATACCTGCATGCGGCCAGCCATTCAGATACGTGACCACGATGCGGAAACCCTTCTTCCCGTTCCAGTAGTTGAGCGTGCCGGGTGCGAACAGGATGACGTTGCCGCCCTGACCGTCACCACCTGTGACTGCGCTGCCGGTGTTGATCGACGGCGGATCATCGACTTCCCACATGTTCGCTGCCACATCGGTGTAGTCACGTGGGAACGAGCCTGCAGGAGATGTCTTCGCAGCGATGATGTCGAGTACCGGGAAGTGGTTCGCCATGAAGCGCACGACGCCGGTTGCGGCATCGAGCCACACTCGATTACGGTTCGGTGCGTTCTCTGTCTGTACGTCGATCGTGCATCGTACCTGCTGGTTCAGGAACGCCTCTGCGCTCGCCGTGGCGCGCATGCAGATGTCCATCTGCGATGTCAACTGTTGTGTTGCCGACGCTGACGGCACCGGGATCGTGCTCCACGATATGCCTGTAGGTGCAGCAATCAGAGTGGACGGGAGAATGTACGGGGATAGACCTGCCATACTACAAGTCTACCGTGTGCTGACGTGCTTCTCTAGCTTTCATGTAGCGATACGCACCTAGTACAGCGCCACGCATCATTGAACCACTGCAAGTGGCGACGGCAGTAGCGGCATCCCACACACGTGGCACATTCGCCTACGGTGGACGCTGATTCTTTCGGCTGTCAGCACACAGGCCGCACAGCGCGCCGGGTCGTCCCACTTAGCGTGTGCGACGCGCCCTGGTCGGTGCCTTGCGAATGTCCACGCCGTCGCTGAGTGCGACCTGCTGCTGACGCATCGCTGCAGCAACGGCTTCGCCGATCATGCTGAATGCGTTGCCTGCATCACCCTTTAGGACAAGCTCGTTCTCAATCTCTGTCTGCGTGAATGCGACCTGCTCCGGACGAGCCTTCCATCCGTTGCGGGGTTCAAGCGCCCACTCCTCACAACCCTTGTTGCATGACAACACTGGTAGCGAGCGCGTCTCGTCGCTGCCGATCGGCATTGGATAACGATCGGCGTCCTTCGAGAAGTCGTGATGACACGTGCCCCTCTGCAGGTTGTAGATGTCGGCGGGTCCGTAGACTGACATTGGTTTACTCCTCTGCAGAAAGCGTAGCATGCTTCGGCAACTCCATGCCGCAGCGCACGCACGACGTGCGGTAGATCAGGTTGTTGAACATGCAGCCACCGTCGCCGTCGCAGTAGTTGTCGGGCAGGTTCGGACCTACCGGCAGCACCGCTTCTGCAACCATGGCGTACTCGTTCTTGGCGTTGCTTGAACGCAGTTCACGTGCATGACGTGGGTTGTCAACGTGGATGCGACCGTGACTGTCAGGGCGGTACACAGTACCATCGCTCGACATCTTCGCACCAAGCGTTGCGCCCTCAGCCAAAGTGAATGTGCTCATGAATCTCTAGTGTACCCGGAAAACGAAAGAGGGGTCCGGCCTGATGGCCGACCCCTCTAGTTTTCAGTTTGCTTGATACCCAGTGACAGTCTAGCTGTATGTACCGCCTGCTGCCGCCGTGGTCTTCTGCAAGCCGCCGAGAAGGGCAGCATACTGAGGAGCCTGGGCAAAGAATGTTCCGTACTCGAACATCGAGTAGCGGTATGTCGGATCGATCACAGGCCATGCAACTGAGAGCAAGTCCTGAACCATTCGCATTTCCCACACGTTGGCGTTGCGCGCCGCATTCGGCGTTGTCCACTGCGTCATGAACGCAGTACCCTGCAGCCAGCCGGGGTGAACAGTGACGTTCAGCAGACGGCGGGTGATCGGGTTGACAAGCTGGCTCACTGCAGTTCCATGGATGACGCCTGCCATCTGGTTCTGCTCGATGAGCAACTGGTAGTTCGTGCCGCTTCCGTTCTTGGCCACGTCCTGTGACAAGTTCTTGGCGTCGATGCCGTCGCAGAACAGTTCCTCAGGGCTGGCACGGAATGCGCCAGAACCGTTGTAGACCTGCTGCAACGCAGTGTTGATCTGCGTCAGGTTGAGCACGTCCTGCACTGCGCCGTTGAAGTAGCCACCCTGGAAGCCCGAAGGATACACACCGCTGCCGACCTGCGCCTTGCCTGACATGACGCTGAGGATACCTTCCCAACGGTTCGTGCCGCTGGTGCCGGTGTCAACAGATGGGGATACGGTGCCTGCGGTCGGAAGTGCACCCTGAATGGTGACCTTCGTTGCGCCGGACGTTGCGTACAGGTAGCAACCGGTACGGGTCGGGTCGGTTGACGTTGTGCCAACGTACACTGCGTACTGCTGGGCTGCGTCGTTGGCGTGCGGTGTGATCACCACGTCGATGACCTGTCCTGCGGCCCATGCAACGGCTGCACGAGTGCTGGAAACAGTCTCGCCGTAGTAGTTCTTAGCTGTTACGCAAACCCACACGTCACCCTGCGTGACGCCTGAGATTGCTGTCTCGCCGGTTGCTGCAGAGCGTGCAGTACCTGCGTGTGTCGGTGCGTTCAGTGCTGTTGCGGTACCTGCGATGTTCAGGTATTCCTCACCGAACTGGAACTCCTGCATGAGAACAAGGTTTGCCAGCGATGAGATGTCTTCGAAGCCGACGCCTGCGAACTGTGCAAGCCATGAGAGGCTTTCCGAAAGTCCCATGAACTTGTAGTTGATGTTCACGTCGTCACCGGCCTGCAGTCCAGAAGACGGCAGCGTACCGGGCCATGATGCGAACGATGTCTGCTCAGAGAACGAGATGTCGATGACGTTGCCGTCAGCGCCACCAGTCTGCGAACCAGACACACCAGTGATGACCTTGGTACGGTGCGATGTGCCCTTACCCGGCTCACGAGCGATCTTCGCACGCAGCGGCGTCTCGAACCAGTAGATCAGGTGAGAAGGGTTCTCAAGGTCGAACGGTGTCAGCGACGGTGCGACGTTGTTCGGACCGGATGATGTGAAGTTCTTGCCCAACTCTGCAGAAAGAAGCTCAACCTGAGCCTGCAGTGCTGCGAACGCAGGGTCACTGCGCTGAGGAGATGTCTGCAGGAACATCGGATACGCCTCAAGGAAGCTGGGGTTCAGTCCCTTGATGACGCCTGCCGGGTCTTCGTAGCCACGCTTCACTGCCGCACGAAGCGACTGCTCTGCCTTGAATGCGCGCTCGCTGTGCTTATCGAAGTCCTGCTCACGAGAACCGCCGAATGTTGCCTCGCCGACAACCTTGCCGCCAGTCAGCGGTGCGTTCCACGATGCGCCCGACGTTGCGCCCATCATCTTGCCGGTCAAGATGGACTTGGGTGACTTGCCTGATGCTGCTAGGTCAGCAGCCTCGTCGTTGATGGTCGATGTGACCTGTGCCATTGTCTTGTCCCCTTATGGGTGTTCATGTGTTGAAAGGTGAAACGGTTTTCATCTCTACCACATGCCGCCCTCACGGACCTTGGCACGCCTTCGGTGTCGATAGTTCTACTCTACACGACACCACCGTGTACATGCAACAGCATACCTACTTATTGAGTCTATGTGCGTTCACTCTGTGGGCCGTGAGGCGGTTCGGCGCGTTGGTAGTGCGCAGCGTGTGACGCTTGCCGATGTGCGGCGTCTCCTCACGAGCGAGCGTGGCCTTTTCCTTGGCGATGGTTGCCGCAGACTTGCGACGCGTTGCCATGTTACGTGGTTAGTACAGTAACGTCAGCGGCACCGACGATGACAACAGTGAGGCCGACCGTTAGCGCAACGTCGAATGTGAAGGTGCCGGTCACTGCGCCGATAGTTGTGATCTTGTCGCCAGAGCCAGCAGTGTTGTCATAGACAGTAACCGTTGTACCGGCAGTGCCGACAACGATCGAGTGCAGAACGCCGGGTCCGTCGAGCACGATATATGTTGCTGCTCCCGACAGGTGCGCTGCTTCGTACGTCTGAATTACAGCCATTACTTCACCAGATCAGGGAAGCGCAGCTTCTCAAGCAACTCCTCAGCAGCCTCACGTTCCTCACGTGTAGCGCCGGACTTGGCAAGATCGGTGTACCAGTTGATGCGTGCCTGACGCTCCTGATCCTGTGCCGCTGCGTTTGCATCGGTAACACTCAGGTTCTTCGCAAGGTCAACACCGCCATTCGGCGAGCCGGTTGCACGACGACGTGGTGTGTTCAGTAGCGTGAAGTCAGGGAGTGCAGAGAGCTTCTCGATCTTCGCAAGCATGATCGACTTCTCTGCTTCGAACGCAGTCGTCAACTCATCGATGCGCTCATCGACTGTTGCTGCCTTGGTCAACTCAACGACAACACTCTTGGTGATAGGCTTCTCAACCGGCGCTGGCAAGCGTGCACAGATCGGGCTGGACGACAACCACTGCATCGTGAATGTCCTGCAGGTTCTTTCCGATGGCGTTGGCCGCTTCGGACACGTACCAAATGTGCGCACCCTTCGTGCGAACTGTGATACCTGGGTCGCCTGTGTCATCGATCTCTGCGTCCTTGCGAATCTCATCACGTGCCGCCTCAAGTACGTCGCTGTTTGTGACTGTCTTGTCCAGGTCAAGTGATGCGCGCACCTGATCCCATACGGCATCAGACACAGAGTTGCACACTGCGCTGTACGCCTTGGCAAGATTCTCGATGCTGTACGACTTCGCACCTTCGCCGCCATCGCTGCTCACACTGTCCTGCAACATGCCGAAGATGATCTGCTGTGCAGTCTTACCTGCAGCAGCGTCCATACCCTTGCGGAGTGAAGGATACGCATGCTTGACGGCTTCGTTGCTGTACGCAGGGCAGGTCGTGTCGTGCAGACGACGCAGTGCCCAGTCTGCGAAGCGTGTCTTCTGACCGTCGCCGCCCTCATCCCATGGACCGTTGCAGTCGAGTGCCTTCGCAGCCTTGCGAATGTACGCCTCAACGTCAGCAACAGCGATGCCCTTGGCATGACCACGCAAGCCCCACGCATCTGTCACGTCGCTGCAGTCGTTGATCGGGAACTTCGTCTCGCCATCGACCGTGAGCTTGAACTTCGCACCCTCACGCTCGTCCTTCGTGCCGACAGATGACTTGCCCAGGAACCACTCGACACGATCGCCGTCTAGTCCAAGCGTTGCGCCCATCGCTGCGTACTGCAGCTTGTTCGTGTCGTCATCGCTGTTGCCCATACCGTCAGCGCCTACAAGGTCGTTGTCGCCGTTGGCAGAATCGAAGTCTTCGGGATCATCCTGTCCGTCGCCGCCGCCGATTGCTTCCTCAAGCGCCTCAACGATCTCATCGACCTGCTCGTCATCGGTTGACGTGTCGGTGCTGCCACCGTCAAGCGGCTCGTCGGTCGGACCAACATCTTCGGGGTCGGTCGAATCGCCATCACCGTCAGTGTCAACGTCTTCGCCGTCGTCGGGTGTGTCTGCGGGATCGGTCTTGTCTTCGCCGCCATCGGTGTCGCCATCGAAGTCCTGCGCAGACTTGTCTGTCTTGGCATCCTTCGCCTTACCGGTGCCACCGCACGTTGGGCATGTGACGTGGCCGTCCTTGATCTTCTTCTTGCCCTTGCAGGTCTTGCATGGTGCATCGTCGCCAGTATCGTCGCCACTGTCATCAGGGTTGTCGGCGTCGTCAGCATCCTTCACGACATCAGGCTTGACGGACTTGTCATCACTGTCATCACCGTGCGTGTCATTCTCATCGTCGTCCGGCTTGCCATCGGCATCACTGTCTGATGACGTGTCGTTGCCGCCGTCGCCGTTGTTTGCGGCGTCACCGGCAGAGCTTTCATCAACGTCGTTGCCGCTGTCGTCGTTGTCGTCGCCGTCATCGCCAGCGTTGTCTGCGCCCTTGGTCACGATGCTGTTCATCAGCTTGTTCATCGGACTGCTGATCTCCGGTAGGCGAGTGTACTCACCTTCGAAGTGTACCTCATCACCCTTGCCTGCCATCTTCACCGTGAACGCGCACTCAGGGTTGGACGGACGATCGACCAGCGACACTTCCACGATGTCGCCGCCGACGATGCGACCATTCGGTGCGCTCGCATCACGTGCGAACTTCGGACGTGAGATGCCAACGGAGAACGCACGCAGTGCACCCTTCTCGACCAAGCGGATCGCAGTTGCTTCGGCGATCTCTGCCATGAGATACACGCCGTCCGGCTTGACATCCACAGACATGCCGACGCCTGCCGGGTACAGCGAAGGATTGTGCTGCACGCGCATGTTGCCGCCCGTTGCAAGCCACTTCTCCATGGCCTTTGCAGACCACGCAAGATCACACTTCTGCAGGTCGCCGTCGAGCGTTTCGTCCGTTGCCTTTCCGAAGACTTGCAGACTGCCGTCAGCCTGCTTGTTGAACTTGAATACGTCTCCGAACTGGACGTGGATGACTTCGTTAGCCAATAGCTACAGCTTCGTCAGTGTTGCGCCGACTGCGACTGCCAATGCCTTACCTTCGGTGTCAGTGAACGTGCCGATGCTGCCGTCCTTGAGAACGACCTTCACCGTGGAGCCGGTACCAAGGTGTTGTGTCTGCCAGTCGCCGGGGGTACCGGCTGTGATGGCAGTCTGCGAATCAGCGGCAACGTCGCCGACGTAATTCGAACGACCGAACACCTTCTGGCAGAATGCGGCCCAGCCAGCGAAGTTGTTGTCGGTGTTTGCGATGCCTGCCATTCTTAGACCCTCGTGTCGTTAGCGCGTAGTACACGCCCATCGTTGGTGATGATATTCACTGTACTCGTTGTGCCCTTGCTTGTCGTCCACCAGTCGCCGGGAACACCGGTTGCAGTGTCCTTGAGCGCAGTATCGGCGGCAAGATCGCCCAAGTATCGTGAGCGGCCACTATGCGTGATGGTCTTGACGAACAAGTCCCAGTCGGGAAGATAAGCTGCCACGAAGTACTCCTGTGTGGTCGGATACTTCCATCCTACCATGTGCTACTTGATCGGTGAAAGTGCGCCGCTGCGCACGACCACATCGAACGGCTTGTACATCCACATCGACACCACATCTGTTCGAAGGTGTCGGTCGGACGAGTGCTCGCTGCGTCAAACTCCATCAGTAGCGCCTTGTCTTCCAGGGTGACGAGCACGCACGCAGTACGGCGTCCGTACTGCACCATATCGCCTGTGTAGATGGGGCGACCTAGCAAGTCGAGCGGCTGCTTACCGTTGAATCCTGGCATCCTTCTACTATGCCACGTGTCCCGGCCAGTATCCATTGCCGTCGCTGAACCTGTACGCGCCACCGGTTGCGCCAGTGTACGCGCCGACATCCCTAGCTGTTGACACGCCCTGCACAACGAGCACCGGATCGATCTGCATCGTGCCGGTCGTCTCATCACGGAACACACCCAGTGCTGCACCCTGCGCCTGCAACTGATCAGCGAACTGTGTCTGCGCCTGCTGCATCGCAGCCATCAGCACGCCGGGATCGGCGGTGCCCTGCGCTGCGCTGATCACAACGCCACTTCCGCTTGGCAGCAACGACACCGACAACGGATCGGGTGGCTGCGAAGACTGCGACACCACACCACCACCGTGTGCATCGATGGTGACGCCGCCCCACTTCTCCTGCACGCCGTCCACTGCAGCCTGGATGTTTGCGCCTGTCAGGATGTTCTGCGCTGGCGAGCCGTTGGCGATGGCTTCGTTCACGATGTCTTCGCCACGCGCTGCGCTCGCCTGGAACTCTGCGCGTGTCATGAGAGGAGAGTTCGTGCCGCCTGCTGACATGTCACGTGCATGCAGTTCGGGGTACTTCAAGTTCGACGCATCCCTTGCGGCACCGCTGCCGACAGTGAAGCGACCGTGAGCGTCCTGCTGCTGCGTCGAGCCAGGGTCACCGAAGCCCTTCGTTGTACCGGTGTGTGTTGCGACATCTGCAAGTGCATCTGCCTTAGTGTCACGTGCGGGTCCATGCCAGCCACATGTCTTGCATGTAGCCTGCAGTACACGCCCGCCGTTGATAGGGTCATGGAAGCTGCCGACCTTGACGTTGTGGTCGCTGTTATCGGCGCTGCCGGGTCCAAACTCGCCATGCGAATCACGTGACTGTGTGCTGCCGGGATCGCCGAAGCCCTTACTCTGCGGAGCATGGAATGGAACGTAGCCTGCTGCATCCTTCTCGTCCTGACTGTGAGCAGCAATGTGTCGATCGTAGTTCATCGCCTTCAACGGCTTGTCACACACTGGGCACGTGCGCTGTGGCTTAGGTGCGGCTGCTGAGCCGAACTCGCCATGCGCATCACGTGTCTGTGTTGAGCCGGGGTCGCCGAAGCCCTTGGCTGCAACGAACAGTCCTGCATCACGCTTTTCATCATCGCTGTGCGTGCTCATGTGCTTGTCGTAGTTCATGGCCTTGAGTGGCTTGCCACACACCTTGCACGTACGCTGTGGCTTGGACGTTGTTGTGCTTGTACTGCCAGAGCCGAATTCGCCGTTCGCATCACGCTCCTGATCCGGTGAGTACTTGAACCACATCGGCAACTCGAACGGCGACAGTGCAGTTGCACTGTCGTCAAGGACGGCAGACTTGCCGTCCACATTCTTGAAGTCGCCACGTGCGATGCGATCCTTCAACCACTTCGGCTTGCGTGCGTGTCGCTGATCCTTCGGCCACGGCGGTGTCTTGTACCCTTCGCAGTGACGACGCACTTCTTCGCAAGCTCGATGGTGTCGAGCGCTTCCAGTACATCCTGTGTAGTAGAACCTGTCTCATCATCTGGTGTGTACGGACGATACGGGAACTGCACGTCGAGCTTCGACGCCTTGGTCAACATCTTCGTGGATGCAGCGGCGATGGTCGGGTCACCGACCCACATCACAGCCTGATACTGATGGCCCATGACTGGCGGGTCTTCGCTCGCCGACGCACTCATGATGCTCTCTGTAATGTACGTGTAGCCAGCGCCGCCCTGCGCGTTGTAGAACGACTGCACGTACGCAGCAAGGTCTGTGCTCGACATCGGCTGACCCGGCGATGCAGCACGTGTACTTGTACCCTTGTCGTCCGGTGGGTACACCGCACCGGCCAACATCTCTGCGCCGACATGCGTGTCGTTGGTGGTCGTTGTGTTCTGGTCAGGGAATGCGATGTTCGTCGTGAAGGACAACTGCTTGGTGCCGTTGAGCACGTCATCAGGGTCAGCGCCACGTGCGATTGCAATGCCACGTGACAGTCCATCAGGCAAGCCGATCGGCACACCGGGTAGCAGGCCGTTGCCTGACATGTCAACGTACTTGCCAAGCTGCTGATCCGACAATTGATCGGCCTGATAGTCTCCGGGCACGAGTGGTTGCAGCAGTTCGGGGTGCGATTCATTGGCAAACAGTGTCGGATCGATGGCAGTCAGTGGAGTTGCTGGCGTTCCGTCGTCCTTGACGCCCGGATCGTAGTAGCTGGTGGTGGCGATGTTGATCGCATCACAGTCCGCTTGTGTCAGCGTGATCGTCGGGTTCTCAATGCCGAACGCCGCAACGGTTGCAGCAGCAGTAAGGTTTGGGTATACAGTGATCGGCTCGCCGTACACGCTGCTCGCACCTGTCTGCATCGACCACTGCGCCTTCGACGTTGTAGCTGCTACCTCTGCGGCACACACGTAGTCGGACTGTCCATGGTCTGCGTAGGCGATGGCGCTGTCGTGCTCATACAGGTACCAGTTCGCTGCCTGCGCTTCGTTCAGTCCCAGCGCAACGATGGCGGGATCGGTACCCATGCGTGTCAGTCCATCGGCGTACGCAGCCTTAGCGTTGGCATCGAGCGCCGCTGCACTCAGACCGTGCGCCTCAAGGTTTGCTTCGAGCGCAGCGCGCTGCTTGTCAGTCATCGGCTTCTGCTGGAACGGCGTTCCGACACGTGGATCGCTGATGAGTTCACGTGTGCCAGGGTTCGCACCAGTGCTGAACCAGCCGGTATGTTCGACGTTGACCTGCGTGCCCTGACCGATGCCGACAATCGTCTTACCGTGTACATCGAACCAGCCCACTACACTAGCCCCATCTCTGCGAAGAACGCCACGCCCTGATCGATCTTCATCGCCTGCTCACTGCGCATGCGCAGTGTCGTTGACGTTGTACTGCGGGCCAGTACGACCCTTGTGTTGGTCGTTGATGTGGCCGACCTGCACGTCGTGCACGTGGCGCTCGATGTGTAGACGCTGCATGAGTACTTCCTCAATGCGTGTGTCCACTCGATGCCAGTCCTTGGCCGGTGCGCTGGAATCGATCAGTCCGGCCTCGTGCATCACGTTCGGGTGCGCCAGCATGAGCCTGCTGCTGAACTTCGTGCATCCCAGGCACGCCTGCACGTGCGACGCAACGAAGTACGGGTTCGCACACCAGTCGTGCTCGCACGCAAGCAGGGATTCGATGACACCGGGAAGGATCACGATGTCGTGTTCCACGATCACCGTCGTCTCAGCTTCGCCCCACATCTCTGCGAGCATGTCGTGATACCCCGTATGCGGCTTCGGCCAGATCATCTCTGCCTCTGGTTCCTCATCGACGCACACTGGTGCCCAGCGTACAGACTTCGGGCAGTACTGCTCCATGGCTGCCACTGTGTCATCTTCAAGATGACCACGTGCGTACGGGATGATGACCCTCATACCCTCATGGTACATTGTGAGGCCAGTACATCCCACCACGTGAGTACTACTGGTGTTCTGATGTCGCTTCGAAGTATCGCTTCAACGCAGCCAAGCATTCGGCCTGCGACTTACCCGCAGTCAGTGATCGTGCGATGTCTTCGATCGTTTCCACCGGTACGTTCGGCGAGTTGAACTGCATGCTCTTGCTCACGATCTCCGTGGCCTCATCCTGTGTCAACTCGTCAAGCCATACATGCTGCATGGCACGTGCGGCGTCATCGCTGACAGACTTGTACGCAGGATCATCCTGGCGCTCAAGCTCGCCGATCACTTCCTTGATCGGCATGCTGCTGGTCTGGATGTAGTGCATCAAGTCCGGTGCGATGTGCTGCGACTGGAACTTCGTCACCGGCTTACCGTGGCGCTGGTAGTTCATAAGCTGCGTCAACTCTGCACGCAGGTCGGCGCTCAACGACTTGCCCGTGCGTGCACCACCGGCAGGCTTCTGATCCGGCATCGATTCGTGCAGCGGTGTTGTCTTGCTATCGTCGTTGCTAGGTGCGGGCTTCGGCTTGTCCGGCGCGTTCGTGCGCTGCGTGCCACCACTACCTGCACTGCCACCGGCATCGTCGCCATCACTGTCTGTAGCATCTTCGGGATTAGCGCCGGGTGTAGGCGCAGCAGGCTGCGGTCCTGTCGGCGCAGTCGGATCGGCAAGGTTGACCAATCCACCTGTCGGTGTAACGACAGTCGGGTTGCGTGTCAGCGGCAAGTTGAAGCCCTGCATACCACGCTCCGTGCGGTACTCATCACGTGTCTTCGTACCGGCAGCAACGGCTGCGATGTCGGCGGCGTCCTTCTTCTGCTGATCCGCCGGTGGATCGATACCCTTCCAGTGCCACTGCATGTCGCCCTGTCCTGCAAACTGCTGCAGCACAAGGTCGAACAGTGCGCGCTTGAGGAACATGAGCAACGGCTTCGTGGATGCACGTACACCTTCGCTCTGGTTCGCTTCGGCCATACCCTTACCACCGGACAGTCCGGCAGACTTGCCACCGGGCAGCATGCCCATGTCCATCGCAGTCAGACCGAATGCAGCGAAGATTTCTTCCTTGTTTGCCATGTCGTAGTTGTCAGAGAACGCATTCGGCTTCGTCTCTGTTGCATGCGAACCGGCAGGCAACACCGTGACCTGATGGCGCGCAGCGGTATCGCCGATCGTTGCGTCGAGTGAATCCTGCCACTGCTTGACCTGCTGCGGCGTGTCAGCGTTGCCGACTTCGATCCACGACGCCGGTACGTTTCCTTCCTTGTAGTAAGACAACGCGTACTGCTGCTTGCTCAACTCGATGCCGGTCGGCACCAAGCATGCTTCGACATGGCTGTATCCGTACGGGCTGTTCGTGCGCCTGCGGTATGGCAAGTAGAGTAGCTGGTCGCCACGCAACTGTGCTTCCGGTACACCCAGGTCTTCGTCAAGCTCCGACTGGTTCACAACATCCACAAGGTCTACGCGTGGCACACCGTAGATGTACTGCTGAAACGCAACGGCGGGCGGCGCAGGACGACTACCCTGCACATCGACCAGCGGACGGATCGTGTCGCCAGCGATCAGTGCGAGCGCAGCTAGGTTGCTACCGAACAGACCCTTACCCGGCACACGAGGCGGTGCGATGTAGATGGACAGTGCGTCGATGACGAAGACTTCCTCAAGTAGTGCACGCAGCCACGCATGGTACGTGTCGTACTCTGGATCGGGACGTGAGAAGAATCGCAACGCCTTGATGCGACGCTCCTGAAAGTCCTTGCGGTCGGCGATGTCGCTCATCGCAAGCTCCGCTTCCATCGTCGGTACGATATCCCACTCAAGACCCATGATCTCCTCAATGCGCTTGTCGATGCAGGCGCGCACGATGGACGACATGTCGGCGTATGCACGCAACGTCTGGAACGATGAGATGCGGATACCTTCCGTACCGGGCTGCGTCGGCATGTTCCATGCGACCGGCGCATTCCAACGGCGGGGCTGAGGTCGTGGTAGTCCGTCCGGCGCAGCGTTGATGTTCGATGGCTGCGGCGGAATGGCCGGTGCGAAGTTCGAATCGCTGAATACTGCCGGTGGATGCGCCATCGCTACAGGGTCGCCAGCAGTCCATCCTGCGTACTGCGATGGCGGCAGGCTGCCGCCTAGTACGCGTACAAGCTCTGCACGACGCGCAGCGTTGGCACGCTTCTCACGCGCTGCAAACAGTGCGCCGGTTGCGGACGGTGTGGTTGCTACTACAAGCTCCTAATGCGGGTACACAGGCGCGTCAACGTCAACGAAGCCGTCGCCATCTGACTGTGGTTCGCTCGTGTCAACGGGAATGAACTGTTCGACTTCGCCCTCACCTTCGGCAAGCTCGCCGACGTTACCAGGGATCACGACAGGCTTCGATGCTTCGTAGTTGCGCATGGCACGCCGTGCGCGCACGAAGAACACGCGCCACGCCTTGTCCAGTGAATCGCCCCATCCTTCGATCTTGCGGTCCATGGATACAATGCCGCATGAACCATCTGCGCGCACGAACACATAGCACAGTGCACCCGTGTCGATCTTCCTGCTAGCTGCCTTACGACGTGGACCCGACATTCTCTACCTCATCTTGCAGACTGACTTCTGCGATATGCTCTGGTGTAAGCGTAACATCGTGATCCCACTCAGGCCAGAACTCGACTTCCTCTACAACATCGGCGGACTTGAACTTGAGACGCTTGACACGTGGGCACGCCTGGGTGTGCCAGCAGCCGCAGTGTGCGCACAACGGATTCTTCACCGTGGGATCGGCGATCTGCTCCATGATCTTCTTCGCCGTTGCGACATCGATCTTCGGCACGCTGGGCGCAGGCTTGCGACGGAACGGGTTACGCATGGTGACCGGGCCTGTTAGTACGGTGCGCGTGCGGCAACTCTACCTGCTCCTCTGGCTCTGGTTCAACGGGTCGTAGCAACGGGATACCACTAGTGTCTTCGGGGTCAACGATCGGACGCGTGCCGCACACCGGGCACGGCCTGTCCAACCCGGTCTTCTCGTTGCATGTATACAGCTTACCGCACTTCATGCACTCGACCAGTCCGTACGCCGACGCCACAGAGAACCCACGCTTGTTCACTTCGATGGCAGCGTACGATGTAACGTCTACGCAGTCATCGTGCACACCATTGTCGAACGCATACAGTTCCTCAAGGAAGTCGGACAACCATGTCTGGTTCGTCTTCGGCACGTAGATGCCGCCGCCCTTCCACTTGATCGATGCTTCATGTGCGCGCTCTGTCTTGTCGCCCTTCGGTTCGAGCTTGAGCACGTTCAGACCGTCGTCACGTGCGCGCTGAATGAAGTCAAGCTGGAACGATCCCTTCTCGATGCCGATGTAGTCAACCTTGTGTAGTTCCGCCATCGCACGCAACGTCGGAATCTTCTCCGATGCAATCATGCGCTTGCGCGCAACGTCTAGCAGGAGCATGTCGGCGCTTGGCGTCACCGCCCATACTGCCACCACCGTGTAGTCAGCGCGCTCTGACTGCGATGCAGCCAAGTCCATCGTGATGAACTTCCAGCATTGTGACGCCTTCACCGGCACCGCCTCGCCGACCACTTGATGTAGCAGGTATCCGTCGAACGACTTGCCGTTCATGTCGATACCCTTGCCTGCAGACCAGTAGCGCGTGTCGGCGCGCTTGAACATGTTGCCTTCCTCACTCGTCGGGCTGCACTGGTACTCAGCGTTGAACCAGTACGCGCCGATGTCCTTGCGGATCGACAGTAGTTCAGACAACGGGAACTGCGACGGCCACAGCGCCTCGCCTTCCTTACGGAACTCCTCATCTTCCATGGCAATCGCAGGTAGTGCGAGCACCGTCCACTCATCATCGGCGTCGTTGTCGAGGATGCGACCGATCAGGTCGTCGCTGTTCCATCGTGTTGCGATGATGACGACACGAGCGTCCGGCTCAAGTCGTGTGCGCGCAGTACCCTGCCACCAGTCCCACACCTTGTTACGCACCGTGTCGCTGCGCGCTTCCTCAGAGTTCTTGATGTAGTCGTCAAGGATCAACAGGTTCGCACCCTTACCAGTCAACGCACCGCCGACGCCGACCGTGACCATGCCGCCGTCGTGACCGTCGATGTCCCAACGGTTAGCAGCACTCGACTTCTCGCTGACATGGATGCCGAAGATTTCGTCGCCGACTTCCTCAAGGATGTCACGCGCCTTGCGTCCCCACGTAGTAGCGAAGTCGCTTTCGTACGATGCCAACATGACACGATCGTCGGGGCGCATGCCCAGCCACCATGACGAGAAGTACCGTGAGCACGTCTCCGACTTGCTATGTCGAGGCGGCATCGTGACGATGAGGCGCTTGATCTCTCCCCGGTATAGCTTCATGAGCACGTCGTTGATCTTTTCGATGTGCCATGCACGACGGTACTTGCCGCCGCTGATCACTTCTGCGAAGTCAACCGGGCTGCGCTGACACTTGAGTTGCTTGCGCGCAAGCTCGACTACGCTACTGTCGGGCATGGTTTGGAGCTTCCAGTGTGATCACCTTCGACGGTACGTCGATCGCCTGCATCTCCTCAAGAATCTTGAGCGCCTTCGTCTCATCTCCGATGTGCTTGACGAGTACCTGCACGAGCAGGCGCGCCTGATCAGGCGCAGACTGCTGGATCGTCTGCTCGATGCGCTGCACCATGGTGCCGCCGACCTTCGCCTTCGTCTCAATGGCCTGACGCACAACGTTGAGCAGACCGGGCTTCGCCATGTCGGTGCTTGTGTTGTCGAACTCTGAGTACGCCTTGGCGATCACGTGGTCAAGCTGCATCAAGTGCTGCTCACGTAGCTTCTCGTCAACACCGTCCTGCAACTCCATCAAGTGCTTGCGGTCGTTGACGATGGTTGCACGACTGGGCGCAGTAGCCTGCGGGTCGAACTTCAACAGCCAACCGTGTACAAGTGTGCGCGTGTCATCGAGCGTGGCACCCTGCATCCACGCTTCATGCACGACCTGCATGCGTGCCCTGATCTTCGGGTCGTTCTTCCACAGGGCGGGTACGAAGGTATCTGGTGGAAGGATGCATGGTACGACCACATGGGTGCGAGAATCGTATGGGTGAATCGTGCGGGACAGGCTGTGGGATGGGCATCCCCACAGGAAGTTCTCGATCGTGGTGCGCCAGCGGGCAAAGTCATGAAGCATGGATCAAGGGCTGGACGACAGAATCTACTACTCGACCCGAAAGAGACACATTCGCTTGATACACTAGAACAGTGAAGATGAGGATGCAGTGGGAAGAAAGCCATCGCTGTGACCCACGTGGCCGTGCCTTGGCCGACCGCCACTACTCTAGGCAATCAATCGGAGCCAAGAACTTCGTCCAGCCTGGGCGCACTTTCGTACTAGTTCATTCCGCTGACTATCTTGAGGGTGCCGATGCTGTATGGGTGACCACATGGCCGTTCGCAGAGTACGTTCGTCATGCGTGGGGCGGTGAGGGATGTGATGTGTGCTCTACATCATACGCTGGCATCGATGACGGTAGAGAGCATCATGTACAACCCGGTACGCAGATCGCCGAACGTCATGGAATCCGCTTTCATGAAACCCCTGGCACGTGGAACAACGCGCTCTTTCGTAATGAGAGCGGCATGTTGTCGAGCGCACTGATCCGTCAGGCCGTGGCTGCCACACGTGAACATTGGGGTGATCCGCCCCCTGGCGGTATAGTAACAATGGTTTGGAAGAATAAGGTACTTGAGAAGAAAGATATTGGGCGCGCCTATCTTGAGGCCGGATTCCGACATGTCGGTCAGACCAAGGCGCACGACAAAGACGTATTCATCCTGCTACCAGAGGATATGCCTGCCGCTCGCAGTATGCGACATCTACAGGGCGAAGCAAGTATCTAACGTGATACGGGTCGCTTCCAGCGATCAAGGCCAAGTGCAAACCTTGGGCTTCGCTCCTGTCGATGAATCTTAGGCCGTTGTACCCGACTTGCGGATACCCCTGCTGATGATGTACGAGGCTGCGAGTGCGGTGATGACGCCTGCAAGCGACAGGATGTCAGTCTGCTGCACTGCAGACAGGTGAACACCGAAGCTCACTGCCAGCGCCACAACGTCCGCAAGGACAGTGCCGATGCCGACCTGAAACTCCGAAGTGGTCGTGCCGGATTCTGCAACCGGTGCCGATGTCGTTGTCGCCGTTGCCTCAACGGGTGCTACGTCGCCCATGTGATCGTTCTCCTTGAACTGATACGTGCACCTATCGTACCACGCAGCCATGCGACGCGTAAGGACGTAGGTGCCCAACCACCGTTGTGTGTTGGTGGTCGTTCCTCATGTAGCCGCCCAGGTAGCGGCGTATCCGATCATCGATGTTGCACCAGTGCTTCGCCGGGTGAATCTCGTTGCTGACGTTGGCGATGTCATCGAACAGCTTCGGGAACTCCTGCATGATCTGCTGGTCGAACTTCGTGCAACCAAGGCCGTGCAGCATGGTCGTGTACCAAGGGTACGGACAGGAACACCACGTCTTCGGGCATTCGGTCAGTCCCATGATGGCCGCTTAGGTGACGATGATGTCGTGTTCCACGACGATGAAGCTCTCCTGCATGCGCCACAACCGTGCGAGCAAGTAGAAGTAATCTTCGTCGCTCTCGCCCACGTAGTGTGTCTCAACATCTACGACTGTTGGATTGATCGCTGACATACAAGCTATAGCTTGTGTCGGGAACTCGCCTGCGTACGGGATGACGATCTTCATCGATCTCCTCTACCTGATGTGTTACCGGCCCAGTGTCGCCAGCAGTACACATCCTCATCGACGTGATGGAAGCGCGCACCGCCGTCGAGCAGCGCCATGTACATGGCCCAGTCTTCGTGCGCCTTCATCTCACGTGCGTATCGCACTGTGTCGGCCTGCGGGTATCCGACCTGCTGCAGCAACTCTGTACGCATGATCGATCCGCCACCGGGAATGTAGCTCTCCCGGCGATGACGCTCCTCGTCCCAGTCGATAGGCCAGCATGGGCGAGGAGATTCTCCGTTGCCGTCTACGATGATCGGGTTACCGTACACGACATCTGCGCCGGTCTGTTCTGCCCAGTACAGTAGCGTCTCGTGATGCCGTGGCATGAGCCAGTCGTCATCACCTAGCAGTGCAACCCACTTCGTCTTGACCTGTGCGACGCCCTGTCCCATCGCCCACGCAGCGCCACGTCGCTCCGTGTCGGTGGTGACAATCGGCTTGTGTACCAGCGCCAGCACAGACTGTGTGTACACACTGTCGATGGCCTGATACAACATCTTCTCCCTGGACTTGTCGCCGGGAACGTCGATGTGTGCGATGACTACTGTGATGCTCACTGCATCAGCGTACTACTATGGGAGCGGCTTGGTATCCGGTGCGTTGCCGTTGACGAATGCCGATGCGATCCAACCGCCGTTGTTGTAGATGCGGTACCAGCGTGCGTCGTCTTCCTTGGCAACGGGGTCAAGCTGCGCGTTACCGTATGCCCATGCGTCGCACATAGTGTGTACTCCGTTCGGCTCGCTCGCCTTGATGCGGTCTGCACTGTTCGGTCCTGTGTGGATTGGTAGTGGACCGCCAGGGTGACGAGGCTCAACCGTGAAACGCGTTACGACGTGCACTGCGTTCACTGGTGCGGGCTTCGGTGGAGCAGGCGTCGGTGCGGGCGGTGCCGGTGCGTCTGCAAGGTCAATAGTCTGACCGTAGTATGCAGCCTCGTACGCTTCCTGCTGTCCTGTCTCTACACGACCACCCAACGGGTTCATGACCACACGAAACGGGATCGTGTTCTTCGCCGGATATGACTGGCTCACCGTGGACTTGATGCCGAAGTCGGCCAGCGACTTCTGCAACGCAGCGGCGCTCGTACCCCACGAAGGTGCGTCGGCGTCATGCTCGATGGTGACGATCGATTCCGGCTTGCCACGTGATGCTAGGATCGACTTGACGCTAGCCTCACCACAATCGGCATGCGGGAACTTGCCACCGGCAGTCAACTGGTTGACAGGTACCGGGTTCTGGTCATCTGTGACCACTACCCAGTGACCGTCAGGACCGTCCTTGACAGGATCGCCGTCGCCGTTCGAGTGGATCAGTACGATGAAGTCGCTCATGTCTCTACCCTACCACAGACCTACAGAACCTTGAGGATCAACACGACGATGATCACGACAATCAGAATGCCAATGAGTAGGCCCATCTTATGCTGCCGGTGCCGCAGGCTTGCTGCGTGTATCGACTGCGCCCAGCAGCTTGCTGATCAGCCATACGCCGGTTGTCCAGGCAACTCCTGCCAGGAATGCCACCAGTAGTACGAAGCAGACGAGCGTCCAAGTGATCGGTTCCATATGTGGTTCCCCTTTGTAGTCAGCATGGCATGTACATTCGGCGGCGTCGGTCCGTTACAGCACACAACTACCGGCAATTGTGTGCCACATCCGGTGTGTAACACAGGTCGGTGCTACAGTGGTCTACAGTGCCCCATGAGAGGCGAATTACCGTTCGTCAACAAGGGGATACCATGGGTAAGACTGACGCAGACGACAAGATTCGACAGGCCGTCGAGGAAGGTTCGAAGCTCGACTACACGTCTGAGGAAGGACGCGCTCGTCTCATCGCACAGACGAAGTTGCTCGAAGCTGAGATCGCCAAGACCGAAGCGGAGCGTCTGTCTGTCGTCCATATGGACGAGCGTGCCGAAGCTGATCACGTCAAGCAGATGGAAGCGCAGGGCTTTGCGCTCGACTTCGCACGCCTGAACAAGACCGTGGCAGAGATCAACACTCGACGTGAGGAACGCGCAGAGAAGATCGCCTTGACTGGCAACAGGTTCAACCACTTCTACGCATACAACGAGCCTGTCACTGCACGCAGCGTTACGGAATGCATCGATCAACTCGTTGAGTGGCAGCGTCTTGCGCCGATCGATCAGAACGGCGTGGTCGAGCCGATGACCGTGACCATCGTGTTCGACAGCCCTGGCGGTTCGGTCATCGACGGCTTGCACCTGTACGACTTCATTCAGGAGTTGAAGCAGCAGGGCCACATCGTCATCACGAAGACACTGGGCATGGCCGCATCGATGGCAGGCATTTTGCTGCAGGCCGGTTCGAAGCGCGTGATGGGTTCGGAAGCGTACGTGCTCATCCACGAAGTGTCGTTCATGGCCGGTGGACCGATCGGCGTGGTCGAAGACGAAGTGGAGTTCGTGAAGATGATTCAGGCGCGTGTGCTCGACATCTTCGCACGCAAGGCCGCACGCGCACTCGAAGGTGCGCGCAAGTCCGGCGAGAGCGAGACTGCGTACCAGAAGCGACTTGACGAACGCTTCGATGAGCGCAGGGATTTCTTCGAGCACGGCAAGCGCATCGAGACGAAGGTCAACGTCAAGGCAACGTCAACACGCAAGGCAACGACACGCACACACATCGAGCGTGAAGGTGGCTGGTCCCGCAAGGACTGGTGGCTGAACAGCGATCAGGCGCTTGAGGCTGGCTTCGTTGATGAGGTACAAGCAGCCGTTGAGTAGCTACAGCTACGTCAGCAAGCCGGTCGTCATTGAAGCCATCTCAGTAGCAAAGCTGCAGGAGCAGCGCGCTGCTGACTGGGAAGGTACGCCCATGTGGGTGTACCGATTGAAGGGCACTGTGTGGACGTACGACGGCGACGGCATCATCGTACGCACGCTTGAAGGTGACATGCGTGGCGGTCCGACTGACATGCTGATCCGTGGCACTGCAGGCGAACTGTACCCATGCAAGCTCGACATCTTCAACACGAAGTACGAACCATGCGCGTACTAGTCTGCGGCGGTCGCCACTACAGCGATGTCTACCGTGTACACCACACGATGCAACAGCTACCGCACGACTGCATTGTGGTCACTGGCGGCGCACGTGGCGCTGACACACTCGCAGAGAACAGTGCACTGTCGTTGGGTCTGCTAACGGAAGTGCATTACGCAAACTGGGACCGGTACGGAAGGTCTGCAGGCGTGCGACGTAACAAGGAGATGCTCGACACCGGCATCGACTACGTGATCGCATTCGATGGTGGCAACGGTACCGCCGACACAGTGCGACGCGCAGAGAAGCGTGGCATCAAGGTGTACTTCCCCGACCAGGGCACGCTGGCTCCAAGCGACTTTCAAGATCAGCTAGAGCTATAACACAGGCGGGTGCTATCCTTCGGGCATGTTCTCCATCAAGGCCCACGACCGGGACCAGCGGGCACACCGGCTGATCGATCAGGTCAACCTGCTTGAGCGCAGGCTCGCCGATGCGATCAAGCTGGGCAACACAACGCAGGCAGTCAAGCTGCAGCGCCGCATCAAGGTCATCGACCGGCAGGCGTGGGACATGTCGAGCGACGACAGCAACCAATGCGACACTGTGTCGAGCGACGACAGCAACCAATGCGACAACTGTGGCGATCAGCGCGCAGCGCGCTCAACCGTGTAGGACTGTGCGCCATGTGCGCATCAACTGTAGAGGAGCAACAATGGCTGACGCATTCATGGCCGACACATTCATGGGGCGTGTCAAGGAATCGGTCACACGTGAGTTGTGGTGGCCTGAGATGGGCGCACTCGCCGCAGCAGAACGCATGGCAGGCATGCCATCTACCACAGTGATCGCCGACGAAGACTGGCGGCGCATCGCCATCGGCGTCATGCGCGCTGGTGGTGCGATCGTGCCACGTGCGCAAGTGCGTGTGATGGGCAACATGTCCTGCGCGTGCTCGAAGACGCGTACCTCACTGCGAACGCAGGCGTGCGCGTTCAGGCGACTTCGCTTCGTACACGTTCTTTCGTGCGCAGGAAGCGGCAATCATCGATGTCATGCAGACCGTGCGTGATGTCATCGATGGGAGATGTCATCGATGGGAGCACATGGTGAGCGACGCAACGCCCGACCATGTGCCACCGCCGTGCAAGTGCAGCGAGGCCGAACCCGGCAGCGAAGACATCGTGCAGGAGAGCACGAGCGACAACCCGTACTGGGTGTTGCGCTGCAGGCACAAGCGCATCGTCGTCCGCACGCCGACACTGCTGATGCCCCGATAGGAGAAGGACACTTGCATAAGGCTTTCGTGATGAACGTGGCGGAACCTGCCGGTCATCTGCCTGCACAGAACGCAGTGTTCTGCAGGCAGTGCAGCAACGACGGCAGGCCGAAGATGATCGTAGGTCCGTCCGACGCTCCGACGCAGCATCTAGTGGCTTTCATTCGCAAGCACAATGCGAACTTCCGATGACCATTGACAGACTAACGGCATGATCCAGATTCTGCTCGACGCAGCGAAGCAGCGCATCCCCACTATGACGGACAGCGAGCTTGCGCAGGCGTGCGGCGAAGTGCAGCGCCTTTCGGACTTCGATATGCTCAACGTAGTCAACGGTGACGATGTGAATGAACTGTTCATACTGCTGGGCCTGGAAGTTGAGAAGCGCAAGCTGCATCAGCGTCCATCGCCACGTGATCCCCTGTCACGCACACGCAAGTCCGATGCGTGACATCGAAGTCGTCGGCAACGCGCCGCCGTGGGCCATGCGTCTGATCAAGCACACGTTGTGCGAGGCCGACGTGGAAGACATCGGCAATCCGCTGAAGCGCGTCACCGTGGAGTGGAACAACCGTCCACGCTACCTGCACAGTGATGGCTTGACGTACAACGACCCGAAGGATGTGATCGTCATCAACGCAGGCGGTTCGCACAAGGATCAGGTGTGGGTCGTGCTGCACGAGTGCGTGCACGCCATCATCGGCTGCGGTCATGGACACGACAAGTGGTTCTTCCGCTACGCGTATCCTCTTTATCTGCACCACGGTATTCAACCCGCATACTTCGTGTGGCGTGATGCGTTCTACGTTGCGGCGCTTGACGTTGCCGACGAGATGGGCTGGACACGCATCACTGGTAGACTACGCAACATGAGGGAACGCTACATGCGCAACTTCCGGAAGTACTCGAAAGAGAACGCGCAGGTCGAAGACGACATGAAGGGCTTCAAGCTCGTCGGAAAGCTGGTGCTACCACAGGGGTATCCCGATGTATGAGACTATCAACCCGAAGCTGATGTCGTGGGCGTCGATCCTTGATGACAAGACGCGTGCGCAAGCAATCGAGACGAGCACGATGGACTTCATCCACCCACATATGGTTCTCATGCCGGATGCGCATCTTGGGCTAGGAAGTACTGTAGGTAGTGTTGTGCCTACTGTCGGCGCTGTGATGCCAGCCTGTGTCGGCGTTGACATCGGCTGCGGCATGATCGCCGTGCGCACGCAGTTCACGTACGCGCAAGTGTTGCGTGTCATCGACAACGATCAACCGTTGTCGTACCTGCGAAACTCCATCGAGCGCGCTATCCCGTTGTCGGCAGGCAACTACAACACTGTCGTCACCGAAACTGCGCGTCGTCGTACGGAATCGCTGATGCTGTACAACTACGACGAGCACATTGACGCCATCGCACCTAGCTGGCGCTTGCAGCTTGGCTCGCTGGGTTCCGGCAACCACTTCATTGAAGTCACTGTTGACGAGAACTCAGACGTGTGGTTGTTCCTGCACAGCGGTTCACGTGGTGTCGGGAATCGCCTTGCGCAGCACCACATTCGCATCGCCAAGAATGAGTGCGCTGACCGTGCACTTCCGAACCCCGACCTTGCATACCTCACCGAAGGTACCGATGTGTTCGACAACTACATGCGTGATCTCCAATGGGCACAACACTTTGCGCTCCTCAACCGTGCAGAGATGATGGATCGTGTCGTGTCGTGCTTCGAGAACTACATGTCAGATGACGTTGAGAGGCTTGAAGAAATCAACTGCCACCACAACTACACCGAACACCGTGCAGTACCGGGCGCGTGGCGCTTGCCCGACATGTGGTTGTCACGTAAGGGTGCAATCGATGCGAGCGTCGGTGTGCGTGGCCTCATCCCCGGCAGCATGGGCACGGCGTCATACGTCGTGACCGGCCTGGGCAACGAGCTTGCACTGTGGTCAGCGCCGCATGGTGCCGGTCGTGTGTTCAGCAGGACGGCGGCGCGCAAGCAGTTCAACATCGAGCACCTACAGGAAGCGATGGCTGGCATCGAGTGGTCCGGCAGCGACGCGTTCCTTGACGAGCACCCGCTTGCATATAAGGATGTGGACATCGTGCTGCACGATGCTCGTGAGCTTGTCGATGTCGATCACGAACTCCATCAGATTCTCAACGTCAAGGGCAACTGATGGCCCTACAGGACACGGAACCCGGCTGGGTGGCTACAGATCACGTCACCTTCGACCAGGGCGCTCTCAGCCCCTTAGGATGGCCCTACTGTTGCCTGTGCTTCCGCCCCCTGAACACCGCCGACTGCTGGCGGGACGAGGATGACGTGGCCTGGGACATCTGCCGACCGTGCAAGGCGCTTGAGATCGCCGCCGCCCCCGACCTGTCACATCCGGTTGGCTAGATCGCACACTTCTACACAGGTTGGTAACGGGCGTTCCAGGGACACGCCTGGGTGGTACATTACTCCTTGCCGCCCCGACCTGGGACCGGCAGGGATCACCACCCTTCACCAGAGTCCACCGGGCGCATGAGCGCAGGGAAGCACCGATCGACCGCCGATCGGCAGGCACCACCTTCATGCGATAGGCAGAATCTAGCCGGTGGTACCAGAGAGCGAAAGCCCCCGGATGCGGGTACCTTGCAGGCTCCTGAATCGCAACAGACAATGAACTGAGCGCATCCCCACAGTGGAGCACAAGCTGCCACGACCGGTGATGCGCCGTTCATCAGAGGCACGATCAGCGTGTCGAGAAGGTACTGCGGCACAACGACAAGCAGAGTTCTACGCTGATCCCCTCTGATGAACGCCGGGGTGTGCGCGTGCGCTGCAGCGGCAGCGGGATGCTGGGAGCATCACGTAGCACCCCCGGTTGTTCAGGGCACAGTCGATGACGGACACCACGCAGGTACCATCGCAAGTAAGGTTACGATCCAGCCCCTGACGAGTTTCAAGTACTCCTGAACGAAGGGTTGAGTAAATGCCCGCAAGGGATATAGCCTGAACGGTAAGGTGAGTGAAGGTGTTCAAACGGTCGAAGCAATCGCAAGGGTCACACGTGAAAGTGCACAAGTAACGTGGAGAGTAGCGAGCGCCGATGACCGGGTTCGTCATCTACTGTGCACCGTGGCAGCCTTGGACTGTTGCGCACCTTCGATGACGCCAACGTGGTGATAGCGTGCGCCGAATCCCATGTAAGTCTGCAGACACACGACCGTCCGTTAGCGTAATTCCCATAGCCCCACGCACAGGATGCGATGGTGTGCGGGTAGCGAAGGGCGCTCGCACTGCGCGCATCCACTCCTGGCTCGACATCCTTTCAAGTTGTCTGCGAGCCGATAGAAGTGTCACGCAGTGCAGGTCGCACATCGTCTGATGTGCGGCAGGACATTACGGACAGTTAGGCTTCACCGTTGAGATAGTTTCAATAGGCGGTGAGTTGTGCAGACCTGTCCGTACTGTCCACACCGATAGCAGAGCGGTTCGCTCTCTGCGCAAAGCCGACACGTGAACGGCCACCTGGGTCTACTACGCTATGCCTCAACACCATCAGCGTACCAGTAGAAGCGAGGCGGTGTCGGCACCCTTTCGTCAACCCACAACCTACAATGAGGAGAATCAAATGAATGATTCCAGTCACAACTTCGTCTTTCAGGACGAAGACGCCCGGTGCATCGAGTGCGATTGTCGCCCCGGTGGTACCGCCGCTAGCAAGCCATGCGCTTCGCTAACAGACAACGTGGCATGCAGCCACAACTCCATCGCAAGGTGCGAGCAGACGATTCCCTGGTGCATCGACTGCCATCGGTACATCGACACAACGACTGGCAAGCCCAGTGTTGCGCCGACACTTGCCAGAGATGGCAAGCCGTACTTCCCTCAGTCCCCTCACCGTGAGGCCACTGAGCTTCGGTACGATCCCGACAGTGGGCGGTACCTGTAGTGTTTCTACAGAAGCTACGCACACTCTGTGAGGAGTGCGACTGGATCATCAAGTGGGGCGACAGTATCGCCGACACCGCCAAGTTGTACACGTGTGCACTTGCCGTTGTCGCAGCCGGACGCCGGTCCAGCATCCCCAGTCGTCGGCAGTTCGCCGACGCGCTCGACATCGTAATCAGTGGCGGTGAGTATACTGCTGCTGAACTCATCGACACATTCAAGGACATCATCTGATGAAGTGGCTGTACAGCATCGTGCTGCTTATCCTGTTTGCAGCGGTCGCCGTGACGTACCTGCTGCTCGTCGCACACTTCCTTGCGCCGGTTGCTCCGGTGCCGCACAACGTCATCCATTCAGGCATCGGCAACGCACTGTGCACGCCGAGCTACATCTGTGAGAAGGACTTCTAAAGTGAAGGACAACATCATCCTGCGCGTGGGTTCGCACGCGTCCGGTTACCTGCACACCGTGAGTGCACCCCGTACCATCGAGCAGATCGATGCAGAGATCAAGCGGTTGCACGCCATCAATGCGAAGACACTGCCCGTTGGCAAGCCTAGGGACTGGTAACGTGAAGAACGTCGAGTACGATCCGAAGTGGGCCGTGTGCACCGAATGCGGTGGACAGGGCAAGTTCGAAGACGGCCAGGGCCAGTGGTGGCTCTGCCGCACGTGCGCCGGTTATGGCTCGCCTGCAGCGCGCATCTATGGCGAGAAGTATCCGGAGAAGATCAAGCCAACGAGCATCGAGCGCGTAGACTTCGACTACAGCAAGTCTCGCTCCCCCTTCCCTGTCAAGGTCGAGTGGTCCGACATCGCCGCCTCACCGTGTGTACAGCGTAGAGTCCGATCGATGACGGCAACCTTGCCACGAAGACTGTCGAGTATGCAGTCGAGTGGCCCGACATCAGCGCCTCACCGTGGGGCGACATCCTGTACAGCGTAGAGGCAGACAAGGGGTTCAGATGAACTGCGACAAGTGTCATCGTCGGCGGGGCATCATTGTCACCGCTGGCGGCTACATCCTGTGCAAGCTCTGTGCAGGCAAACTCGACAAGGGGGATGAGAAGCGATCCGGCGATCGACGCCGAACACTGCACGACATCTCACGTGGCACAACGGGCTGCGGCGATGATGACGACACGAGTGGTTCGACAACGCGTCGGCCAGTCTGATCGCCGTGGCCGACGCGTTCACCATCGAGCGTGAGCACCGGCACGATGCCGGATGCAACGGCACCCTGGAACATGGCGAGGAGATTCTGTGCGGCTACCCCGGCAGCACAGGTCACATCTACTGTGGCTAGTTGGGGCGACGGCGCTAGCTGGTCTTAGACGTACAGCGTGTAGCGCGCACTGCGCTACACTCTGTGCGGGCACTGCAGTACAAACCTGCAGGCTTGCGAACAGAGGAGTGGACTTTGAGCCACGAATTCTTCAAGGGTGTGTATGGAAACAACACACCGGCATGGCACGGACTGGGTGAAGTCTTCCCCGGTCTTCTGACGATCGAAGATGCGATCCAACGCAGCGGCGTTGACTTCGGCATCACGAAGGTCGCCATCGGGTTCCGTCATCCGATCACAGGCAAGTGGGTCGAAGTGGATGACAACATCGGCGTGTTCGGTTCCGACGAACTGGGCGATCACGGGCTGGTCGGCATTCATGGCGATGGCTATGAGCTTGACGGCTTCGGCGATCACTTCCGGTCGTTGGGCTTCGAGCAGCCGGTGGTCGAATCCTGCGTCCTGCTCCGCAAGGGCAAGATCGCAGTCATGTCGATCAGGCTTCCAGAGTTCGATCTGGTGTTGCCGGACGGCAGCAACATGCGCTCCGTGCTGCATGCGTACAGCAGCCACGATGGAACGTATGCCATCACGCTCAAGGACGGCACGTACCGCCTTGAGTGCGCCAACATGCTGCGCGCTGCCGACAAGGATGGCAGTGGTCGTGTGTGGCGCATCAAGCACAGTGCGGCGAAGAACGAGCTTCGGCGCAACGCAGTCGTCGCTGCGACGTACGCACAGGAGCGTGCGGACTTTCATGCGGCGCAGTGCGAGAAACTGCTCGCTCAGAAGCTGAGCAAGCTCGATGTCGATCGCATCCTGTATGCGCTCGTCCCTCAGCCGAAGCTCGAAGTCGGCGACAGCACACGTGGCCTCTCCATTGCGGAGAACAAGCGTGATGCGATCAAGGCCATCTACCAGAACGCACCTGACATGCAGGGCATTCAGGGTACTGCGTGGGGTATCGTGCAAGCGGTCGGCCAGTACGTCGATCACTTCAAGAACTACAAGGCCGGTCGTGGCGTCGCTGACGCTGACAAGGCGCGTAGCCGTGACGAGAACCGGTTCATCACAACGGCGATCACCGGCAACACGCTGGCTGACCGTGTGATGGAACTCGTCGCAGTCTGACGCGTTCTCGCATCCAGTAGTTCGCAACCGGGATGTGAGCATCAACAACGGGCGGGGAGCGTTTGTGTGCTGAACGCGCACGCGCTTCCTGCCCCTCACAGGAGAACACAATGGCAACGTACATGCCACTGTACAGCTTCGGCTTCGGCCAGCGGATCATCGGATGGATGATCACGACTGCCGATGGTCGTGAGCTTGCAACCGTTCGCACACGTCGTGAGGCGCGTGCCGTCGTGCGCTGGGTGCAAGAATGCGCCCGGCGCCGAGAAGCATGACATCCTTCCTCAACATCAGCGATGTCGCCCTGCTACTCTTGCAGTACGAGATGGGCGAAGTGGATGAGGATGAGACGATCACCTTGTTCCAGTACCTCATCGACACCGGTATGGCCTGGAAGATGCAGGGCAGCTACGGGCGCATGGCGAAGCGAATGATAGACGCCGGTCTGTGTGAGCGTGCGATCGATTCGAAGGTGGTTGCACGTTAGCATGCGCCTACGCCACATCATCGGTACCGGACATTCTGGCGTCAGTCCGACATCAGAAGACATATGGAGTGTGCCATTGGGTAGTACCCCCGATCCAATCAACGACATCGACTACGGCTTCGACGCCGTACAGTGCACTGCATGCAGGACTGTGTACAAGTCGGCACCGCCGACGTACTGCCTGCGCTGCGGCGCTCCGACCGAACGCATGCCGGTCGCATGCACGATGCTGCCACCGTGTGATGGCATCAACCGAACCAACTACGTGCACAGTGGGTGCCGCTGCGATGCAGCGGTGCTTGCGAACCGCACGTACCATGCGGCGCTGCGCGCCAGCAAGTAGTCATTCCGATGGATGTGCCAGCATCCGAAACGTCAACGCGTCGTACGCGCTGAACGACTGGTGCCATGAGGCCAGTGCACGCCGTGTGCGCTGGCCTTTCTTGGTGTCTGGTGTAGAATGGACGAAGCTGGTTGGTGTAATAGCAGCATGCGGGCCTCATAAGCCTGTGATACGGGTGCAACTCCCGTACTAGCAACCATTCCCATGCAAGTGTAGTGTCAACGGTTCAGCATTCCACGCTACCAACGTGAGGGTGCCGGTTCGAATCCGGCCACTTGTTCCATCGCTCGTGCCTCTGTACACCAATCGGTAGAGTGAGCAGGCTTAGACCCTGTACAGTAGTGGTTCGAATCCACTCAGGGGTACCAGCGACGTGCATCGTTCGTCTAGTCAGGTCTAGGATATGTGGCCCTCAACCATCAGACGCCGGTTCGAATCCGGCACGACGCACCAACGCAGCGCACACGTGTGAGGCAACCGGTAGACCTTCGAAGCTCAAACCTTCGAGCATGGTGGTTCGAATCCACTCACGTGTACGCTACACTGACAGAGGATCGTTGGCAGAGTGGACAATTGCAGCGCACTGCTAGCGCGCCGTCCCCGTAAGGGGACCGCAGGTTCGAATCCTGCACGATCCGCCATTCGCACCGGAGTAGTGTAACGGCAGCACGTGAAGCTCCAACCTTCCAGGCCAGGGTTCGAATCCTTGCTTCGGTGCCAACGGTACGTCGCCAAGTGGTAAGGCATGAGTTTGCAACCCTCATACGCAAGGGTTCGATTCCCTTCGTACCGTCCATACTCACCTTGTTCATACGCATCTACTGCGTATGACAGCGCACTTCGAGTTCAAGTGATGTCGTTCGACGCATCATACTTCCCGAAATGTGGCGCATCACTGGAACAGGGAAGTATACTGATCAATGGGTACATGGCCGAGCGGTAAGGCGCTGGTCTTGAAAACCAGTGAGGCCGGTGAACCCGGCTGCGTGGGTTCGATCCCTGCTGTACCCGCCATCTCTGTCCACAACACGGCGCTATCGTCTAACGGCTAAGATGCCGCACTGTCGATGCGAAGACCGGGGTTCGATTCCCCGTAGCGCCGCCACACAACGTCGTCTTCTAGTCTGGTGTAGCGGTAGCACTGGTGGCTCTGAACCATCCGGCTGAGGTTCGAATCCTTGGACTAGAACACGGCGCTGCTGTATGATCGTTCGTGGGGCGTTAGTGATAACGGGAGCACACTTGGCTTGCACCCATGGGGTACGGGTTCGATTCCTGTACGCTCCACCATCTGCTGCGGTGTAGTCGAGTGGTAAGACACCGGGCTGTTACCCTGTGAGGCGCTGGTCCGAATCCAGCCGCCGCAGCCGATGGTTTGATTGTGATGTCGCCTACAGGACATGGCAGCGACCTGATACGTCGTAGGATGTTGGTTCGAATCCAACCGTCACAACCAAGACATCGAGCCTGTGTAGTTCAATGGCAGAATGCGCCCGTTGTAAGGTTGTGATGGGGGTTCGATTCCTCTCACCGGCTCCATATCGTGCACGCATGGCATATCGGCTGTGCACCCGGCTCTTACCCGGTACAGGTAGGTTCGACCCCTACTGCGTGCACCATGACGGACACGACGACGTAGCGGTGTGACTGTAGCTCAACAGTAGAGCGATCGGCTGTGAACCGGTAGGCGTGGGCGCAACTCTCCACCAGTCACCCCGCTGCTGCGCGTGGACAGCGATCCGTCGCTACGAACGATGGCGTGAAGGTTCGATTCCTTCCAGCAGTACCACTTGATGCCCTAGCACAACGGACAGTGCAAGCGCCCCCTAAGCGTTGGATGAGGGTTCGAATCCTTCGAGCATCACGTGCGCCATGCGACTGACCTTCCTACCGGGTCGCATGACGGAATAGAGAGTAGGCGTTCGGCAGCACTCGAATAGCTGCCACCACTTCTGTACACTTGATACAGCACAGTAGACCGTACCCGACGAGCAGAGCGGTCCTGCAACCGGCTTACATCCGGCAGATGCGGGGTTCGAATCCCCGGTTGGGTACCGTCCGGCTGTAGCTCAAGCAGTAGAGCAGGGGCGTGAAGCACCCCGGATACAGATGCGACCGCTGTCGGTCGGGCCAACGACATCAGCACCCCGAAGCGATCCCCGGCCAACGGGCCACATCGTCGGGGCATCCTTCCTTCGTCCAATGGCAGGACAACCGGCTGTAACCCGGTGAATGGTAGTTCGAATCTATCAGGACGGACCAGGGTGCGGCGCTACGGGGCGGTGGGACCGTCATACGCGCCACAGTGGGCGGCAGGGCACTGCGAACCCACTAGCCCCTGTTCCGTGGCACACTAGGCCGTCTCAGAGGCTTCCCCGGTGATCGTGGGAGCTTCCAGACCGGCCCATCTAAGGCCAGCAGGCAAGGAATATCGACGCTAGGGGACATCAGGACGGCCTGACGACGCCCGCCCTAGCACCGCCAGCCGCCCTACCTTGGGGTAGGGTTCCGCCTTGTCGGGCCTGCTAGACCCCGTACAGCGTCATAGAGGAGCACCGCCGAATGGCTACGCCTAACGACCCCGCCGTCAGGAACGCCTGGGAGCTTATGGCAGGCGATGTACGCCCTCAGCCGTCCCCGTACTCGCCGGTCGCCGCACGCCTGCTGGCTGCTCGCCTGATGAGACTGGCGCAGGTACGTCAACAGGCGAGCCTGTTGACTAGGCGACACGAAGTGTCGCCGTAGGCGCGCAGGCTCGTCGGCCCTTGGCCGACGCTCCCGCCCCTGTTCTGCCACGTGAAATCTCATGCTACTGAACGTATGGAGCATCCGAAGGTACATGACTGCACGACACAGCGACCGCCCATGTAGTAGGACTCCTCAACTTGAGGAGCGTAGAAACTACCGTTGGTATACAAGGGGTTTCTCGTTGGACGGCTAGCAGTGGCGCAGTCAGGTTAGCGTACGGCCCTTGGAAGGCTGTGGTCAGAGGTTCGAATCCTCTCTGCTAGACCAACGGGAAACGCCTTATGTAGCAACGGTTTGCGAAGGAGAGGCGTCGGGGTGCTCCATCGTCTCCCCATCGGCTTGCTGTACTGGCGACGTACGTCAGCAGAAGGGACCGGACAGGACACCATGCCCAGCTTTCCGGCGCAGCACTACGTCGCCCATGTATCAACTCTACGCTGTCCTGTCAAGAGTACTGCACTGTAGCGGACACAAGACTAGGGAATAGCGGCTCCTCAACTTGAAGCGATGAGATATCGTTGACAGATAAGGGGTTTCGGCTCCCCAGTTTGTGACACGTTGGTGAGAACTCCGAACTCGACTGGCTCGACAAAGCGCAGAGATTAGGGACGTGCACCCTTCATGTTGAGTTGCATCATGCGCAGCGCCATGACGCCTTGTGCATCATGATCGTCGGCAGTGCGCTTGCGGAAGTCACCGGCCCAACGTGTGCCGAACTCCATCGCAACAAACGCCTGTCGCTGCTTACACACTAGAAACGGAGCAATAGCAACGATTCCGGCGAGCGCGTTCTGTCCATACAGACACCAGCGGTAGCGGGGTCGCCAGTTCTTGGGTTCGTTTGTGCGCCCCCCTGCCGCCAGCCGAATCCTGTGTTTCGGAAATGAAACGCTAAATGCTAGGGCCGGGCGAAAGCCCATACACAGCAACGATTTCTCGAGCACTGTATGTAACGAAGCCTGTAACGCTGAGCGTTACATGGCTGACTGGTGTAGTGTGCATAGCCCACTGCATACAGCATGAGAAAGCCCTTATATACCAACGATATTGCCATGTGTAGTTCATGCTAATGTCCACCACTTGTTGTGGACAAAGGGTGTAGTAACACAGGCGTTGCATGTAGGCTGCACAGGATGGCTGCCCAGCGTTACATGGCTGTGACTTACGCGTGACACAAACGTCACAATGGGGCGTACAGCGAGCGCAGCGAGCGATACGCACAGATGCCGGGGTTGACACAATGCACACCTACCTGTACGCTGTTCGCTGTAGACGTTGATGCAGCCACTAAGGTCTGTGGGTGACAACGGTGTTCGCTGTAACGCTGTTAGCATGTCACCAGTACGCTGTACGCATGTGGATGCAGTACACATTCATGACCAACAGCAATTCAACACTTTCAGTGTTGACCGCCCAATTTAGGCGAACGCAAAAACCCTTACTGTATATAGGGTTTCTGAACGATCATGTCGGCGAGGCATTCCAAGGCGCGTGCAAGTCGCCGTACACTCAGGTGCGGCAGCATGATTGACAGAAAGGCTAGAACACCTTCCTGATCGGTCACTTTCCATAAGAATATCGGCTTGCGTTTTGTACCCTTCGCCGTCAAAGGTCGCTCATACGGACCATACAAGCGACCTACGCCGATGATGGTGGCGAACTTGCGAACAGTGTCCTCGTCACTCATGCCGACCTCACACTGCCAGCCAGTGAATCGTTGTCTCTGGTTGATCGTTGAAATTGACCCTTCGCCCTCGAAGATTCCTGCCGCCCAACCGATCTCTACATCACGTTCCATATCTCTATCTTACCATCTAGATATGTTACGCCGCCCACATTTGACTTGATCGGAAAACCGTTGCTACATAAGGGTTTTCTGAGGCACTTTCACAGAAAGGCGTATTTTCACAACCGCTGTGAAGAACGCTCTGCAGGTCGTTAGTGGGGCACTGCAGAACGCAAGTCAATCGTCGCAGTTTCAGCGATTATCGTCTACGTTCTGCACAGTCGAGTGCGTCGCAGATGTCGCAGAGCCATCCCCATCCGGCGAAGTGAAGCGCATCACAGAACGTGCAAGCGCCGCAGCATTCGCACGCAGGTCCGGCGCACATCGCTACAGCTTGACGACCACGTGTACGCAGGGCACTTCGTACTTTGGATCGACTGTATGGCAGGTCAGCACACGATGAAATCCGTCAGCGATGATCAACGGCGTCTCGAATGCGTCCTTGATCGTCACAAGCAACACTGGCGACAGCTTGATGCCTTGCTTGATCTTCTGCATGTCGTTCTGCACCATGATGCTATCCCACTCGTTGTACATGAGACGTGATGAGCGCAGGATGTCGTTAGCACGATACTTTACGACACCCAATGATGATGCACGCTGCAACTCCCTGGCGATCACCTTGGCGACATCATCACTGGCAACCAGCGACAGGTATGTACGTGCGGCTACATAGTCCTTTGCTTCTGGTCGGGCCAACCACAACGGCGTCTTCACGCCGGACCTAGCTACGGTACTGATCGTACTCGTGAGCGGTCATGGTCTTCGGCTTGCCGCAATCGTTGCAGACAAGCGCATTCCAGAACCAGACCGACACTTCATGGCATCCACGCAAGTGTCGGCATTCATCTTGCAGTCGCTTGCGCGTTGCAGTGACGCCGTTGACCTTGGTCGTTGTGATCGCCTGCGGTGTGTTCATTTACTGATCATACAACCATGGCTTACGCAGGTGCAATCCATGCGACTTCCAAGCTGCTCACGCCGCCAGTGATGCTTGTCGTCGTGGCTGAGTACAACTGAATGGTGTCACCGGCTGCGCACTTTATGATTGCACTAGCGTTCGAAATTAGTCCAGTAGCGGAAGTTGTTCCTACTGATCCGTACGTGTCAACACTGCCATTCCTACGAATGTCAACACGATGAACTGTGGCTGTAGTGACATTCTGTCCGTACCCCGACACTAGATAGTAGCCGTCCTGCTGAATGGTGATCTTGGCTCCTGCGCCGGTCGTGCACATCGATGAAGGATCGAAGTCTACTGTGTCGAATGGGATTGCCACGCTAGCGACCGCCGCTGTGGTGGCTAGGTGCATACGCGCACGCCACGGGTTGTGCAGCAGCGCGTAGTTGGCAAGTTCCAGACTGTTCACACATCAAGTATCCCACAAACGAAGATGACCGCCTACCGGATGTTGTACGGTAGACGGTCCTTCGTATCGACGCACTCTAAGGTGGCGTCAGCCCATTACCCGTTATGTGGGGTCAGATGTCTTCCCTTCGGCGGGCACGGATCGCCATGCCGAACAGTGATGCCGCAACGATCGCTAGTCCACCACCAAGGACGAGTTGTCCGGTAGAGAACCCTGTATCGTTTGCACCAGTGATGGGTACAGGTGGGCCGGAAGGTGTGGGCGTCGGACGTGGCGTGGGAGTGGGCGTCGGAACAGCACACGCGCTGATCTTGAACGGCCAGCCATCTTCACCATTCACAGGCTCCACGCCTTGCGGCTGAGTAGTGAATGAGTGATTGCCAACGGAGTACGGACCAGTAGTAGACGTGGTGCTGGTAACAGCCTGCGCTGAGCCACCATCAACCCTGATGCTGTTCGGATGTGTACCTGATGCATCCGGCCAGGAGTTGCCACCGAACGTGATGATCAGTGCTCCACCTTGCGCAGTACCGGGTACGGCACACGTTGTACTGTAACCTACGGATGGCTGCGTGCAGTCACCACCAGCACCGGTCAATGTGCTCTTAGCAAGGTTACCCTCAGCGGTTGTTTCGTTGCCTTGCTTGTCGATGTTGAATGCTTGCGCAGTAATGGCGTCTCCGACAGATGCGCCTGTACCAGTGAACGGACCATACACTGTGCCGGATGGATTGTTTGCCTGAGAACCATTCTCAGCGACGTTGACGATAACGCTGCCGTTGAGCGTCACCTTGAGAAAGTGACCGCCGTACACATCACCAGTCGCAGTGATGGAGTACGTGCCATTACAGGCCGCTGTACCCTGGACGCTCGTCACGTTGTGTGCGAAGACTGCCACAGTCCCCATGATCAATGCCGTAGCCGCCAACACTGGCGCTGCAAGCATCCTACGATGTACGTGCATGTGTTGTTCCTTGTGTAGATGGATGTTCAGTCGAACCGGTGTCGAGCCGTTTGATGTCAGCCGATCGAAGCTACTTGCTATCGACCGACAGAACCTTGACTTTGGCGAGTTCGGTGCGCTTCTCGTCCTTCCACGTATCCTGCTTCTTCACAGTGCCACGAAGCGTGATGCGATCACCCTTGAACACTCGAAGTGTGCCGAACGTGCGAAGCTGGTTGCCGTTGGCGTCACGAAGCAGGTAGACGTTCCGCTCCTCGTCGCCATACGAGTTGGTCACTGGGCCGATGAAGTTCACGTACGCCGTGACCTCAACTTCCTCTCCAATGCTTCCGACGAACTCGCTCGTCGGACGGTCGCTTGCACCAGCCTGTGGTGCCCTATCGGTGCGTGGCATGTACCACTCCTATCGCTTCGGGTTGGCGTCTCCAACCTCTACAAACACCTTACCAGAGGCTTGTGTTACAGCCTTACCAGATACAGACAAGCCGTCTAGCCTTACATGCACCAGCGTCGGGGTCGGGTATGTAACCTTGAGATTCATCACATCGGAGTACGCAACGTCGAACCATTCGTTGTGCTTACGACAAGCAGCGAACAACTCATGGAACTCGAACTCCAAGTCGCCACCGGGGATCGCTCGCCACACAGACAAGGTAACAGGAGAATGAGATTGAAGCTCCTCGAAGCGTCTATCTAGATTGATAGTGCGTCCGATCTTGACCAAGCCGGTGCGATCTATACTGCCAACGAAGTAGGTAAGATCGTCATGTACTTGCTGACGCACTGTGGGTTCAGGTGTGCTTCCTAATGTCGATCGTAAGGTCATCGACTTCGCTGCGCCTCTGCGCTGACCGGTCTTTCGATACATGCTTCAACTGTAGTACACGGATGTGTTTGACACTGGCACCATCTACCACCATCTTCGTCGTGCGCTTGCGATCACGTCGCCGGTTACGATGGTCTTCGATAGACGCTTCGTACGCTGCTACCTCAGATGTGTCAGTCAAGGGGATCGCTCACCCACCAGTCAGGCTGCTTGATCTGAGGATTCACGACTTCCTTATCAGGATCGGGAGCGAGCACTGGCATGCGATGACCCTTGTCACCTTGGCAGTTCGTGCACTCGTTAGCGTACGTCTTGTACGTTGTGTAGCCACCAGCCCACGACGGAATAGTCACGCTCTCCTCACCTGTACCATCACAGATGCAGCAGGGAATCCACACGAGCTTCGTGCTTGCCATGCCGCTAACCTAGCACACCGATGTGTCTTGCCAACACGTTGCCAACAGGTTGCCACTAGCACACGTTTGTGTCTGCGCTCCGGGTCCGGTCGTAGCGCCGGGAGCAAGTAGATCAGGTGACAGTACGCTGTATGCTGTACGCTCTACAAGTAGCTATATGTGTACGAGCACCACGTGTAGGCTACACGCTGCAGGCAGCACCATGACGCTCCCACCGAACACAGCCTCTAGATTCATCGAACACACGCGCATGCCATGATCCCGGCATGAGTTGGGACACGTTCAAGGTGTGGGCGATCCTCAGTGCATGCGCATCGGCTGCAACCTTCATCGGCTGCATCGTGATGACGCGTATCGGATGGTTCGGCTAGACACATGCCGATGGTAGAGTAGTAACAGATGAAGACCATGAGGTTTCCTGGCCGGGTATGGCTGCGACAGGCACGAGTGGAGTGGCGGCTACCGCAGAACCGTCCCAGTGATGGACCACCGACGCAGGCTGACATCCCCATGAACGTACGCAGCATTCGCACGAAGGTCATGCGACAGGCGAAGCACAAATGAACGCCAGCTTTCGTAAGGTTCATCCTGACTACGAGCGAGAGAGGTTCACGCTCAAGTTCGGCATTCGACCCAACCTACGATCTGCGGCGCGCTATACCTACTTCATTGGTGCCGAAGATCACACTGGGCTAGTCAAGATCGGATGTACCTCATTCCCCGTCGATCGTAGAGTGCGCTTCATGCAGACCGGCTCGCCGGTTGTGTTGAGCGCATGGCGTGTAATCGATGGTGACTTTGAACAAGAGTTGCATGAGCGTTTTGGTCACCTTCGTCATCATGGTGAGTGGTTTGATATTGCCTACCTTGACATTATCAAGATGACGCCATGAACGAGCGCAAGATCGTTGGTAGTTGGGAATATCCTATCAAGGATGTGGATGGTGCGCTGGTCGCAACCAAGCACAGAAACGACTTTGATGATGGCAACAAGAGCTTCTGGTTTGTCAGGCCCAACGGTGCGACCGGTCTTGACGGTCTGGATGCGAAGTCTCTACCCCTGTACGGTACTGAGGCTTTGCGCAGTACGCGCAAGGATGTAGTCATTGTTGAGGGTGAGAAAGCACAGGAAGCAGGCGTAGCGTTCGACCTGCCGTTCATCTGGCTTGCAACAGTCAACGGTGCGAACAGCACACCGAATGCGATGGCGCTTGCACCACTCAAGGGCAAGCGTGTCATTCTGTGGCCGGACGCCGACGACGTTGGTCTACTACACATGCAGCAGGTCGCCAAGGTGCTATACACGATGGGCGTGGCGTGTTCGATCGTCAACACACAGAACCTACCGGACAAGACGGACGCAGCCGATGTTGACAAGAACATCGCACGTGACCTGCTATCATCTGCTATCCCTTACACGCCTGAGCAGCGCGCAGGCAACCCGAAGGTGTTCGGTGCAGTGTCGATCAGCGACCTGTTCACTGCGGAGATCGATCGCATCGCTGCGTCACGTTCTACAGGAAGTAGAGCTTCGCTGATGTGGGGAGATGACTTCGGTGGGTTGAACAAGCTGATGGACGGCTTGCAGGCCGGACTGTACTGCCTACATGGACAGCCTGGAACCGGTAAGTCGGCATTCGCACTGCAGGTCGCAGCGCAGATCGATGCTCCTGCGCTGTATGTGTCTGCAGAGATGAGCGCCAAGGAACTGATCCGGCGCATGGCTGCACGCATTACGCGCACACCACGGCGCAAGCTGATGTCGGGCACACTCGATCCCGTTGAGGAGATGGAGTTGCTGCGCAGGACGATGGAAGTCGTTGGCAAGATCAGGATCGTAGACGCAGCGAGCGAACCTGCTGACGTGCCGTTCATCGTGGAGCAAGTTCGGGAGATGCGTGAGCAAGACCCTGACAAGCACATGCTCGTCATCATCGATAGCTTGCACTCGTGGGTCGGCGGAATCGCTGCAGACGAAGCTGACGTGACAGAGTACGAAGCGATCGGCGACGGCATCCGTGCGCTACGTTCGTTGTCAGACAAGTACAACATCCCTGTGCTGTTCCTGGCAGAACGCAACCGCATGTCGATGAAGGAAGGTGGACTGTCTGCTGTGGCCGGATCACGCGCTGCAGAGTACAGGTCCGATGTGGTCATGTCGCTCGATTGGGTGGAGTACGACAAGGACGACAAGACGGATCACTCTAACGACCCTGTACGTGAAGTCACGCTAACTGTACACAAGAACCGGTTTGGACCCAACGGAGCGCGTGTCGGGTTCATGTTCACCGGTGACACACAGAGTTTTTCGGAGTACTAGAATGACAGAAGGACAGCGACGATGACTGACGACATCCAGATCACGCCAGAGCGTATGGCGAAGGATCGTGCAGAAGCGTTAGAGCGCGTGCGCTTGGAGATCAACGATATCGACACGGAGATCGCCGAACTGCTCCTGCAGCGATTGGCGAAGGGCCGTTACGCACGCTACCTACACCCAGGGTACGTTGATGACTACACACGTGAGCTTCAAGTGATGGCACGTTATACGAAGAAACTGTGCTCGTACGCATCGAAGGAAGCGGTCGCCGACCTGTGCATGGTTCTCTTTCGGATGAGCCGACCACCATCGTATGAGGCCGAGCTTGCACGACAGGCAGCGTTGCAGACATGATCGGCGTCAAGGGATTCGAATCTGGCGCGTCGCATCCCAAGTGGAGCGGCGACACGCCAACATACTCAGCACTGCATCGACGCCTGGGGCGAGTGTTGAATGATGACGAGTGTTGGGCGTGCGGCACCACCGAAGGGCCGTTCTTCAACTCTTGTGTCAACCCGACACGATGGGATCGTGTGCGTGATGGTAGATGGGTGTTGATGGGTGATAGTGAATCTGACTACAGGCGCATGTGCCGACCATGTGGCGACACGTACGATCAGCGCATTCGCAATGAGGCGCTGTCGGCGTTCTTCGGGGTGCCACTGCCTTGTTCCTAGCAGACATTGAGGCGTTTGATGCCGAGCCACGCGTGTCTGGTGTATACATGAAGTTCTTGTGTAACCAATCGGCGTGCGCTGGCAAGCCACAGGATGCCTTACACAAGAGCCTATCGGTGAATGCTGAATCTGGCGTGTGGCACTGCTTCCGTTGCAGCGCACACGGCGTCTTGGATGACGATGTGTTTGCCATCGGTGACTACGAAGACGCGCCACGTGAACAGTACGGCAACGCAAAGCAGGCGGCGCGCACACGCATGAAGTCACGTTTCGATGTGGCGGGACCGGAGTGACACACGTGAATGATATGGTGGAACAGTGAGCACACAAAGTCAAGCTGTTGCCAAGGGTCTACCTGACTACGAAGCGTTGATGGAAGCTTATGGAGCAGGGATTCCTGGCACGTGAGAGTATGCAGGATCAGTGGCATCACGAGCCGTCCGAAGGACCGGACGGAGTTGTGCGCTGGTACTGGCATGCATCGCAGCTAACGAAGTGCCCACGTGCGCTCATCCTGCAGCGCGCAGGTCTAGCGAAAGACCCGATTCCGTTGGACGGCTACATGGCGATGGAAGTCGGCAACAGCTTTCACAAGGTGATGGAAGACTTCCTTGCATCGACACCCGAAGCGTTGGGCGTCGGTGGCATCGAAGTGATCAGTGTCGAGCGTGGTGGTGGACACAAGGTGCTGCCACTCAAGTCGAAGCCCGATCACATCTTGCGCATCAATAAGCGACCTGTCGTGTGCGACATCAAGTCGGAAGCAGGCAGCGCAGTGAAGATGAGGCTCAACGAGCAGAAGTCTACGAAGTCTTACGATGCAGTGCGACACGCGCATAAGGTACAGATCACTGCCGGTGCACTGGTCGCAGAATCGCTTGGCATGTACGAAGGTCTGTCGCACCTAGGTCTGGTCGTGTACATCAGCCGACAGATCGGCAAGAACCGGTGGGACTTCTCTGTTGAGACGTTTGAGATCACACAGGACTTGCGCGCCGAAGTCGTTGATCGTGTCAACGCGCTTGAGGCTGCGTGGGTGAAGTGGGAGACGTTGCATGTCGCACCCGACTGCTTGCCGTACGAGATGCGGTTTGGCAAGCTCGTCCCATCGTGGCTTTGTGCGCGTCACTCCGTAGAGTTCGAACGCATCTTGGCAGAGTATAAGCCATGACGCGTGATCAGGAGTTCGCCAACGGCATCTGTGGCTGCTTGACGCTCCTGACTGCGCTGGCGATCCTCACAGTGCTGGTGCTAGTGGCGATTCACTTGGCGGTGTCGCTGTGATCGTCTACGTGGTCGTGTACGATGAGCCTGACGAGCAGGCCGAAGTGTGCGGCGTGTTCGATAGGCGCGTAGATGCAGACGCATACATCGACGGCGCAGACACGATGTACGTGGCAGAGTGCGAGCTACAAGTGGGTGTCGAGTGATTGAGATTCGCCTAACACCTGAGCAGATCAAGCAGGCTGATGATGGAGCGATCAGTCAGTCTGAGGTATCACGCGCAGCAGGTCGTCGTGATCGTGTTGTCAACCAGACGCAGTACGCAGGCGATGCAGGCGTGCGCAAGCACAAGATCGGAGCACGTGGCGAGATGGCGGTCGCAGTCTACCTGAGCGTAGGCTGGTCCCCGCAGAACGATACGTTCGGTGCCGTGCCTGACGTGCGTGCGGCACACAACGGATTCGACGTACGCACGCGTGCATCGTTCCGGTTCGGATTCCCTGTGCGTCCATCCGACAAGCACGACGAGCGCATCCTCATCTGCTGCGACCTGCCGGACTTGGACGATTCGCTGGTGCTGCTGCGTGGATGGACTGTGATCGGTGAAGTCAAACAACACCCCGAATGGCAAGCTGCACCGGGCGGCGGATCGATGGCGTGGTTTGTACCACCGGAAGCATTGAACCCGATGGAAACACTACCGCATGAGTGAACAGACTGTCTACTGCAACCACCGCAAGGACGAGCCACACAACGATCGATGCACACTCAAGCGTGCGAAGCGTTTGCTGCGTGACCGCTTCCATCCTAAGCGTACGCCGACCGGCACCAAGCCGCAGAGGTTGTTGTGAGCAGTAGAGCGAAAGCCAAAGGAACGCGCTTCGAATCGGACATCGTGCGCTACCTTGGTACCGGTGCAGAACGTCTTGTGCAGACGGGTTCGAGTGACCAGGGCGACATCAAGTATGGACGGTTCATCCTGCAGGCCAAGGATCAGGCGCAGTACAACCTGAGTGGTGCCGTCGATGATGCACGCAACCAGCTTGCACACTACCAGCGTGTACATCCTACGAGCGATGCAGCATTCAGTGTGGCCGTTATCAAGCGTCGGCGCAGGGGCATCGCCGAAGGATACGTCGTGATGACGCTGGAACAGTTCGCACGGTTGCAGACACACTTGTCTGCTAGGATGACGGCATGAGTAACCGTCGTGAGGATCAGCAGTGGCGCAAGCATCCAGACAGACAAGTCGAAGCGACGATGTTGGACTTCGAGGAGCTTATGGACAAGCTGTTGCTCCGTGGTCCGTCCATGTCAAAGGCAGTGCAGGGTGCGGAGCGTGCCATGCTTACCGCCTACGGTAACGTCGCAGAGATGCGCACTATCGTTGACGAGTACACAGAGATTCTCAACCCAACGGAGCAGCCCGATGCCGTACGTTGACAAGATCGCACGTGAGGCGCTGGGCTACGTCACAGTAGAGGAACCGCCAGAGGATGCAGGCGAACTCAACTACGTCATCACGAAGGTGTGTGACGAGTTCCTTGCGCGCAAGGGTCGCCGGTATAACCACATCAACACTGTGATCGGCGTGCTCGAATGCGCCAAGCAGGAGTTCTACCGCAGGGTTGCTGCGCCGTACGAAGATGAGAAGATCGTAGAGAACGGCGACGTGTACTCTGCAAGCAATTTGCCGGACGTAACACAGTCGGGTGATAGGCTGTAGACATGAAGGATCGACAGGACTTGGTGGTCCGCACTGTAGACGGTCCCGGCAGCATTCGGTTGAGCGGCGAAGGCATGAATGGCGTGTACACGACGCATGTGCGCAAGGGCGAACTGCTCGTGTTCAGTCGGCGTGGTCACATCATTGCGCGCTTCGCCAAGAACAAGTGGTTGTTCACGCTCGCTGCCGATCAGCAGGTGCAGCGATGAGCAAGTCGATCTACGTAGCCGGACCAATGAGAGGCTATCCAGAGTTCAACTTCCCCGCCTTCGATGTTGCTTCGGCTGCATTGCGTGCGCAGGGCTGGCAAGTGTTCTCCCCGGCAGAGCACGATCGTTCGACCGGCTTCGATCCGTCGAACACAGAGATGGTTGGCTTCGATGTGACCGAAGCGTTCCGTTGGGACATCCAGACACTACTGCATGTAGACGCCGTGTACTTCCTGCGTGGTTGGGAAGCATCGCAGGGTGCGAACACTGAGCACACTGTTGCAGTGTCACTGGACCTGCAGCGCATCTACCAAGACGAGCGTGATGAGCAGGAGTACTACTACCTGCCGCATATCGCATTCCGTCGTTCGGCGATTCAGTGACCGGCAAGCCTCTGCTCGCAGTGCCGTGGCGCTGTCCGCAGTGCGGCATCGACTGCAACAGTGGTGGCCGCTACATTGCGCACATGCGCTTCGGTCATGGTGTCGGCGTGCCGGTGTACAAGGCGGTGACGCCGAAGTTCGAGCCTACGTTGGGTGAGATTGTGGATCGTCTCGCAGCCGATCGTACGCTGAATGACTGGCAGAACTACGTGCCAGAGAAGACAGTGGAGATGGATGGCGGCGCAGTGCTGTCGGTCGATGCGAAGACTGGCGCTGCGAAGGGCGTCAAGCTGGCACGCTATCTGTCGATACCGCAGGATGCGCTGCTGCTACTTGCAGAGCATTTCGGGAAGGGCGAAGCTAAGTACCCCAGTGATCCTGACGGTACACCGAACTGGTCTAAGGGTTACGCATGGTCGCTGTCGCTCAACGCCGCAGCGCGTCACCTTGCACAGTTCATGGGCGGCGAAGATATCGATCCTGAGACTGGAACACCACACACGATATCAGTGGCATGGCATATGATGGCACTGACACACTACCTGCTGAACAACAAGGGTACTGATGATCGCTGGGAGAAGCATGAAAGGAAAGCTACATGACTGAAACACTGACAGAGATGTTCGATCGCATGATCAAGGGTACGAAGGAAGACACGTGTCCAGCACCGATCGGCATTGAGACATCAGTGCAGGCGCGTCTGTTCGATGCTCGGGTGCCGAAGATAGAACACTTCGAACTCATCAAACACAAGCTGATGGACAAGGGTACCAAGCGTAAGCTACCGGAGACGACGCGCCTGCTGTTCGATGATGCGTACTGGCATGTTCGCAACGAGATGGTGCACATGACGGACGGCGGTCCACGCGCTACTGGCGGCATCATCGAGTTCATCCGTGCTGATGGAAGCAAGGCGCATGAGTGACCTGTTCATCGACTGGTCCGATCCGTCAGGCTTCGGTACTGTTCCTGCATGACCATCGGACTGCTGTACGTCTGATAGGATGGTGGCATGAGCATGAGCACACAGCGCCTAGCACGTATTGAGGAATGGATCGGTACGCCTGAGACATTCCTGCTGGTGCGCATGGGTAGCCTTGAGGAGCAGCAGGTACATGAGCGCGCTGTATCCGACGCGCTCAAGGAACTGATCGCCGAAGTGCGCTACTTGCAGGACGCTTTGTGGGAATGTGAGATGGGCGAAGACCTGTGAGCTACACAGCAGCGCAGTTGGCACATCGGCGTGCAAGGTATGCCGCTAACCCTGAACCAGAGCGCGCACGCTTTCGTGCGTACCGTGCTACTCATCCTGATTGGGCGGGAGCAAGACAGCGTAAGCGTACATCTGAGTTTAGGTCTAAGATAGCCGCTATCAAGGTTGAGCGTGGTTGTGTAGACTGTGGATACAACGCACACCCTGATGCATTAGACTTCGATCATCTGCCGGACTTCGACAAGTTGTTCGATCTAGCTAAGGGATGGTCACGCTCATGGGACGCTGTACTACAGGAGATTACTAAGTGCGAAGTCGTATGCGCCAACTGTCATCGCATTCGCACGGCGGCTCGTCGTGTACGTTAGCTTGCATCGTCACTCCGATAGGTCTATTTTGGACGGCATTGATCGCCTACCTGCTGGTGCGCTTCGTGTGGCGGACATGGGACAGACGGCCCTTGCCGTCACGGATCACGGAACACTGGGTGGAGCAGTACAACACGTCGAAGCGTGTGCAGCGGTCGGGATCAAGCCCGTTTTGGGTTGTGAGCTATATGTCGCAAGGTCATCACGCAACACGCGTGACAACACTGAGCGCAAGCCGTACCACCTGACTGCACTCGCAGCCACGAACCAGGGCTGGGAGAACCTTGTGAAGCTGACAACCCTGGCAGCAACAGAGGGTGTGTACTACAAGCCTCGTGTCGATCGGGAGTTGCTCGAACGCTACAACGACGGCATCATCATCCTCAGCGGTTGCCTGGGCGGGGAGCTATCGCAGTCACGTGACCTTGACGTGGCGCGCTGGTACGCCGACACATTCTCTGGCAGGTACTACATCGAAGTCATGTCGCACGACATCACAGAGGAAGACGAGTACCGTCAGTGGGCACAGGTCGCTGCACGCAAGCTGGGCCTGCCGATCGTTGCGACACCGGACAGCCACTACACGAACTTCGATGATGCAGACGACCACGACACTGTGCTCGCCATGCAGACGCTCGACTACAAGGACAACCCGAATCGTGCATTCAAGTTCACCGGCACCGGCTTTCACTTGCCCGACGAAGACGAGATGCTGGCGCGCTTTCCGCAAGAGTGGCTGGATGAATCGCAGCGCATCGCCGACGCATGCAACGTCACGCTACCCGTGGGGCGCGCTCCGATGCTGCCAGAGTTCAAGGTGCCTGCAGCGTGGGACGATGCGACAGACTACTTGAACGACTTGTGCTCACGTGCACTGTACCGCCGATACGGAGACAACGGTGTGGCGCGTACGCGCATGGAGTACGAGCTTGATGTCATTATCAGTAAGGGGTTCGCATCGTACTTCCTGATCGTTGCAGACATTGTGGAGCACGCACGCAGTGTCGGCGTGAACGTCGGTCCCGGTCGTGGTAGTGTTGGTGGCTCCATCGTGGCGTACCTATTGGGAATCACTACCATCGATCCGTTGAAGTGGGAGACGATGTTCGAAAGGTTCCTCAACCCGGCGCGTAACAAGATGCCGGACATCGACTTGGACTTCGATGACGTTGGTCGTGCGCCGGTCCTGCAGTACATCGAAGCGAAGTATGGCAGCGACAACGTGGCGCAGGTCTGCACAGTCAACCGACTAGGCGTGGCGTCATCGCTCAACAGTGTGGCGTCGGCGCTGCGCATCCCGCATGAGAGCTACGTCGTGCAGGAGACTGCGGCGCGCTTGGAAGGAATCGCCAAGAGTATCGGTCGTCATGCAGCCGGTGTGGTCATCAGCCCGACATCATTGTTCGGTGCGGTGCCGATGACTGCGACGAAGACCGATGTCGGCGCAGTATCACGACAGACTGTATGGGAGATGGACGACCTAGCGTCGCTGGGTTACTTGAAGGTGGACATCCTGGGCGTGTCACGCCTGGGCGTGATCGGCGACTGCGTGCGCATGGCTAACGAGCGTGGTGCACGCATCAACATCGACCGCATTCCACTCAACGATGCAGCGGTGTTCGCACAGTTGTCACGTGGCAACGTGCACGGAGTGTTCCAGTTTGACAGCTATGGCGGCAAGAAACTGTGCATGGCGATCAAGCCACATAGCATCGAAGACCTTGCCATCATCACATCGCTCGATCGACCCGGCCCACTCGAAGCTGGACAGGACGCAGTGTATGCAGACAGGTTATTCGGACGCAAGCCGGTCGAGTACGTGCACCCGGCGCTCAAGCCGATCCTCGAACCAACATACGGCGTCATCATCTTTCAGGAACAAGTCATGGCAATTGCACGTGACATCGCAGGATACACGCTGGGTGAGAGTGACCTGATCCGTGAGGCGGTTGGACACAAGCTACCGGAGTTGATGGCAGCGCAGCGACACAAGTTCGTGGCCGGTGCACGCACGAAGATGGATGAGAAGACTGCAGCGCAGTTGTGGGACTTCATCGCACTGTTCGCTGGGTACGGCTTCAACCGTCCGCACGCCATCGCCTACGCGCTGGTCGCCTACCAGTGCGCGTGGTTGAAGCAACACTACCCAGTCGAGTTCTACTGCGCGCTCCTCAACGATCGGCTCGACAACACCGACAAGCTGCAGGAGACGCAACGCGCCGCCAGGAACGCAGGCGTCAAGCTGCTCCGACCCGACCTGTACGAATCGACCGATCGGTACACGATCGACGGTGAGGGGATCAGGACCGGGCTGGTGGGCATCCGTGACTTCGGCGGGGTAGCTTACCGTGCCCTCATGGATGCCAGGGCTAAGGCCGGTAGGTTCGGTTCTCTACGCCATCTGTTGAGTACAGCCCACCAGGGCAAGCTGAACAGCAAGGCGGTCGGCGCGCTGATCCGTGCCGGTGCGCTACACGAACTGGGCGAGCCGGGTACGCTGCTGCGGGAGCTTCCAGACACCATCGATGCGATCCGCACCGAACGTGCCGATCGGCAGAAGACACGCTACCTAGCGCAAGGTCTAACGAGTACGGGCAAGCCACGTGCGCGTCCGATGAAGCCGGAAGTGCAGGCTGCGTACCAGCAGCACGTCGCCAACCGCATGACTGACATGAGTGGCGATGTATGATCCACTGGGAGCTTGAAGTCGAGTACGTACGTGGTAGCTACCTGTGCAAGCTGTGGTGTCAAGTAGACCCGCTGCGTGGATGGACTGTGATGCTGCAGCAGCGATACCTCAACGTGTGGGAAGCGATCGAGCGCATAGCGTACGCAGCAGTCATCTACCCGTTGAAGTTGAACTGATGGCGAAAGGATGCGTCCTATCCTTTCCGTGCGCATGGTGCGGCGTCAGGATAAAGCTGTTCGAAGTGCAGGGTCAGCACGTAGAGGATCGTGACCGGCAGAGCGCGCTGGGCATGAAGACACACGTGTGCAGGCCGAAGCGGCGCAGTCAGTACGAACTACAGACTGGCACCGATGTCGTCAAACACTAGCCTACGCACACAGTCACCAGACACACAACCGGTGTTGTGGTTGGGCGTGGTGTCGGCTGAGGAGTGGTACGGGATACCGGTGTTGGAGAGGATGTTGCCGGTGCTGATGTTGCGTGAGGCGATGGAACGCTACCACCGTGAGTGGCACCAGCAGGCGTCGCTGTTGGCAGAGGCTCAGGCAAGACGACGTGCAGGCCGTGTGCTAGCGCGTTGATGTCGTTGTTCAGTGCGTTGATCTGAGCCTGTAGATTCTGTACACGCCGATCGACGGTGTTGATGTGCTGGTTGACGATCACGCTACCAGAGATCGCTGCCGTGATGATCAGGGCGACCGCTGCAGCGCGCCACACTACCCTAGCGAAGATGACACGTGCGCTCATGGTCTAAGTGTAACCGGAATCACGATCGGTGTGGAGATGGGCGTCGGCGTCGGATGAGTCGTCTCGCTACCTAGCGGCGTCAGGTTGAACAGGTGGTACACAGCAAGTGTGCACAACGCAACAACGATTGCTCCGACCACCATCTTGATGAACGTGCGCGTGCCGCTGTCCCAACGTGACCAGCGACGTAGCACGGTGAACGTGACTGTCTTGTCGTCCGATTCCTTCGCCAAGTTCAGGAGTGTGTCGGCATTAGCAGCGAGCTTCGCCAAGTCAGGGATGATCGGCTCAAGCTGTTCTGCGATGCGTGTGGTCTTGAGTACACGACCTTCGATCCTCTGCAAGTCCCGTTTGATCTCTGCATTGGTGACGCGCTGACCGGCGTTGGTGGCGCGCTGACCGACGTTCGTTACACGCTGTCGTTCGTTGGTGGCGCGCTGTGGTTCATCGTTGTTCTCAGGCATAATCTCATTGTACCGGCTTGTGGTTATGTGATCGAGTACGAGCTACCATTGTCAGGCTGACCGTTCGACCAGCCTGCTGCCGTCAGTATGATGACCGTGCCGATGTTGAACAGCACTGTGGCATTTGTGGTGGCAGAGTTGCTGATGGCGCCTATGTCGGACGGCGCAGTGATCACCTGACCGACCAGTCCGTTCATCGGCCACACTGCCTGTGTATCCGTCATGCTAATCGCCGTGTACGTCGCCGTTGCACCCGTACCGAAGTACGTGAGCGGGTTGTTTGGCGTTACGCTAACAAGCTGCGAAGTGCTCGTGTCGTAGGCGAGCTTGACAAGATTGCGCATGCCGCCCGGTCCCGAACCCGGCTCGAAGTACGCAAGCATCGGCGTGGCGAATCCGTTGACCAGTGAGTTGTCAAGTGCGAACTGCACGCACGTTGCACCGTGTGCCTCTGTGGTCGCTGTCGCAGCGATGCTGATCGACACTGCAGCCGTGACTGCGAGCGCCGGGGCTACTGCGTTGACGTAGACCTGCGTCCATCCGGTCGTCACGTCCGGCGTACCGGTACCACTCGACGTGCTGATCGTTCCACCGGCAGCGTTGTACCAGATGATCTGCATAGTTACCGTGCGACCTGTCGTGGCTGCAAGGAAGTACGCAAACGCAGTGTAGTTCTGTCCGGCTGTTACAGCGTAGCCGGATGTACCGGTCGCAGTCGTTGCACTCACTGTTGCAGAGCCACCGCTGCTGTTCGTCAGACTGAGTTCGTACGCGCACTGCTGTGAGTTGATGACAGGGAATGCAGGAACACCGGGTGTGTTCGGTAGTGGTGCGCCAAGCGGCTGCGATGCGTTGGCGACTGCAGCGAGCGCCGTGTTCGCACCGGCAGTCCAGCCGGTTGCCGTGCCTGCTACCGGACCGCCCATGGTGCTGTCGTTCGGTGCGATGAGATTCACACGTGGCAGGATGCACTCTGCGATCTGGATCGGCTTGCCACTGTAATCGTACGTGATCCAGTTCCATCCGAAGGGCTGCGTGTTAGCGATATCGTCAAGCACGTGGATTGGGCGCAGGTTCTTGCCTGACACGAACAGCGACAACGGAACGTAACCCAGTACTGGCTCCATAGCAATACTCTGCATAGTGTGTACTTCACCGGGTGCACTGATAGTTGAGTACAACACTTGTAGAACAGCGAATGCAGGTTCACCGATCTCCGGCGTCTGCACTGTAGCTGTTGCGGTAATAGTCACGCCGCCCACGCTATCGTTCGTTGGAGTATTTGTGCCGGACGTAACGAAGTTACCGTTAGCATCATATAGCAGTAGGTATGTCGTGATGCTCTGCGGTGTGGCAGCGCACTTGAATAGCGCAGTGAACACGTACTCCACGCCGCCGTTGACAGGGATGGCATATAGTCCAGTTAGGTCAGGTACATATGTACTATTATCTGTAGTGGTCAACATCGGAGAGCCGGAAGTTATAGCAGTTAGAGTGACCACACCAGCACCGTATGTGACTACGCAGTTCGACGTGAATCTATTCGATGACGGAGTGTCCCATCCAGACGACACAGTAGAACCGCTCATATAGCTTGGCAGGATGTTCTGATCGTTCGCACCGAATGCACCAGCAGGTCCGAAGCTAGCAAGTGCAGAAGCGTACGCTGTGGTCGGCTGTGAGCTAGTCAGTGCGATCTGCGTTACGTTATATTGATCTAGACTTCCCATAGGCGACACGATGATGTGGTATTTCGTGGCGTTCGACAGGCCGGTTGCATGCAGCGGTACCGACATCTCTGACACGTACTGCATGAGCATTGAACCGATGTTGGTCGTGCCACCTACGATCGTAGTGAACGACATTAGGTAGTTGCCAGTAACACATGCTTGTACGAAGATTTGCGGAGAACCTGCACCAGCCGTGAACTGCTGGCTGCAATTTTGCCATACAGGATCAGGCTGGCCTGCGGCGCTCACGTCGAGCGAGAATGCTTGATTCTGCTGCATAAAAACAATCGAGTTGCCGTACACACTAGCCCAACCCTGATATGCTCCTGGCAGCGCAGGCCACGGATGCCATGATCCGATTGTGTTGTCACTGTTGATCTTTGCTGCCCATACAGCCGTTGTGTACGTTGGTGTGGTGTCGTTCGTGATACCGCCGATGGCAACCAAGTAGCCGTTGATCTGCACGAGTGTAGTTGCTGCGATTCCTGTCGGAAACTGTGAACCTACAGGAGTTGACCAGGCTCCAACCGATCCCGGCGATGCCAACGTCGCTGCGTACACAGTACTAACGCAGGTAGGTGTAGAGTGGATTCCACCGACGCTGTACAGGATTGGAGATGCAGTTGTACTACTTGAGATAACGATACAGGCATTATTTACAAGTGATACAGGTAGTACGACCTGCGGTTGCCATGCGTCGATCGTCGGGGGATTGGAACTATACTGTGCGCTGTACACGAGTGCAGAAGGCACGCCTAGGTGATCCATACCACCGGCTGCGTACACGTACGACTGCGCATCAACAGCTACACCCATCTCTGACAGACCATAGTAAGTAACTGACGGCGAACCGCTAGTAACCGTAGGCGGATATGCCGGACCTGCAGACCACTGTGTCACATTACCATTTGCAGGCGACATCAGGCCGATCACAGTACCGTTGGTAGTGACTGTTCCATTGTTACCGCCGATGAAGATCGCCACCACTCCATCACTTACAAAGCCCTGGCTGCTGTACGTGTCGTACGGAGCCGGTGGAACCATAGTCGGATGTTCTACAAGCTGACCGGACATAAGAAGTCCGTGACCCGGCAGGTTCGTACCGGCAGCAGGGATCATCTCCTTCGGCACATAGGTCTGTGCAAGTGGCAAGCCCGTCGGAACTCCCGCACTGTTTGCATATAGTCCAACGAGTACATCCTGACCTACACCAGACAGTACACTGATCGGCAACTCGACACGATCGAGCACGGTGCCGGACATCGTGATCGGCTGATCGATCGACACTGGTTGGCCGGACGGCGACACAAGCTCACGAAAGTACTGAAACATCGGGGGCAGAGTTCCCTGTCCAACGACAACAGCGCCAATTAGTGCAGTCGAGTTGTCGTAAGTCACAACCGGTGCATGTGTACCTAGCAACTGGTTCAGGTCGTCAGGAGCGATTCCTTCGTAGACGTTGAGCGGTGAGCGAGCGACAGGCGTTGGCAACTAAGCCACACTCGTCAACTGGCCGCTGGTGAACGTGCATGTTCTCCATGAGCGCAGTGATCCCGTAGTGTACTCGCCGATGTGAACAGGTGTCGTGTTACCTGCAGCAGCAGAGTTCGTGTAGTCGATCGTTGTCCAGCGCGCACCGGCATCCTCATAAGTGTTGCGTAGCACGCCATTCACGCCAGAGAAGACGTTGAAGTACAGTGTGACGCTGGCGCTTGACCAGCTACCGGTACCGGATGCACTGACGTTAGCGGCGTTGACAGATGTGGCGCTGCGACCTAGCAGCACGTAGTTCGATGTGCTTGCAGTGCCATCGATGACGATGTGATACTTGGTAACTGCAGTCAGTCCTGTGAGGTTCACTGGAATCGACACCGCACCGCCAGCAATCGCTAGGAACTCCAACGGCAGCGTTACACTGAACAACGTCGTGTTCGACGGCGCGCCTGCGTTATCCGTGCGAATCTCCACTGTCGTGTCGGCACCGGTACCTTGTTCGTTGAGCCACAGTTCGATGCGCGTGATTGTCGTTTGCGACGCCGCTGTTGTGAATGGCTGGTCAACCCACTGTGCAGCAGAGCCGGTGTTGGTACCAAGGCTACCGGTGACCGTAGTCGTGTCGGCGACCTGCGATGTACCCTGGTACAGTAGCGCGCAACCGTGCGTACCAAGGAACTGTGTCACGTCTCCTACAGAGAGCGCACCTGCAGTGGCAACGGCGTGCCAGTTTGGGGTAGCGATTACACACCTACCTTGCGGTGGGCTTCAATGTAGTCTGCGGCATGCCTTAGTAGTGCGGGGTCGTCTGCGAACTTACCCATACCTGTGTTGCAGTTCGAACACTGTAGCCCCTGTACTAGTTTCGTTGTGTGGTCGTGTCCAACCACAAGGCGATCAGTTGGATTACCACACACATCACACCTTCCATCTTGGTCATGGACCATCTTCTTATAGTCTACGGCAGACAGACTATACTTGCGACGAATATGCGATAGGTAGCGCATCTCTTGGACGTGTTTTAGGTTATCTGTTGTCCAACGCACGCCGTTTGCACGATGACGATCCTTGTTCTCTTGATACCACTTCTTACTTAGAGCGCGCTTACGCTCAAGGTTGCGAGCAACCCATGCACGTGTCTGTGCGTATTTACACGGCTTACACTGACCACCCATCGTTTGTTCTGTACTGCCGCACTTATTACATACCTTCATATTCTAAGTTTACCACACTCACCGGCAAGTTGCAGTCATCAATTACCTATTGTTATGTCCACTGTCAAAGTCAACAACTGCGATGTAGTCTGCGCTACAGTCGGCGAGATGAGTGCGTGGTCAAGCAGGAAGCCGTTGTTCGGTGTAGCTGTTGCACACAGGAACACACCCGCCTCAGCGATAGTCTGGTTCGAGCCGGGTGCACCGAACAGGAACGACCACACGATCTGAGGGTCGCCACCGGCAGATGCGTTGGTTGCACCGGCAGATGCGCAGATGGCACGCGCTTCCTCTGCAGTCAACTGTGTGTCGAGTGCAGTGACAGCCGTCGAGCCGGTACCGATCGCACCATAGATAGGGTACATGAACGTGGCATCGTACGGCGAACCCATGTTGGCGTTCTGGTCAGCGATCGATGACCACAGGAACGCCTGGATCATCTGCGACAGACCGTTCACGCACATGATGTTGTCCGCTTCCACGACTTGATCGGCGTCGGCGACTTCGAGTTGGCGAAGCAACTCGTGCGGGTCCATACCTTCCCACTCAGGACGCATCGTGTGCGTGCGCAGTACCATGTGTCCGTGAAGGACGCGCTGCTCGCTCACTGCTACGTCCATGTCGCCATACCCCACTGACCCTTACCCCATGTCGGCAACGTGTACGCTGCGGCTGCTGGTGTGTCCACCATGTTAGCCTGCTCGAACTCCGATACCAAGTTCGTGAACGCCGTCGTATCGGTTAGGTCCGGCGCGTTCGCCTGATCCACGTCGTCGTTCAGGTTGGCGATCACGTCCGGCAGGTTGTAGATGCGGCTGCCACCGGTTGCTAGGTTCGGTGTGGTCATGGTACTAGTCTACCTTACCCTAGGAAACTCGAATGGCTGAGATAGTGTACTTCCTGTTCTGTGTGGTCGTACCCTTGTAGTTCAACTGGTTGACAAGGAAGTGCTTGGTGAAGCCCAGTGCGTAGCCGTTCTGACTGTCCGGCACACGTGAAGCCTGCACGATGATCAGGTCGCCAGCATTGATGTGCCCTCTGAACGTGTCCACCGTGTCGAAGCTGATGCGTTCCTGCGGGTACTGGAACTCCTGTAGCTCTGCGTTGCCACGCGCCTGCGCAGTGCCCACCGTGAGCAGGCTACTATCCTGAATGCCCATCTGCCAGATACCGTTGTTCACGCCACCCAGCGTGGCCTGTCCAGCGGCGTTGCGTGCACGTGCGATGATCGGGCCGTCGAGTGTGTAGCGCAGTACGATCGGCTGGCCGCTACCGGGAGCGGACGCGCTCAAGGTCTGCAGGAAGTACTGACCGGCAGCGTTCGGCATGATCACCCATGAAGTACCGGCGAGCGATGCTGCAGTCGGCGATGTCTCAACTGTTACTGTGGCAGCAACGCCGTTCACCTTGAGTGATGGTGCGACGTTGGCGTTCGGGTTGAAGGTCAGCGGCCATGATCGCTGCGAACCGTTGCCGACGAAGTTGTCTACGCGCAAGCTCTGGTACACACCGCCCTGCACGATGCAGTCGTTGCGCAAGCTGCCACCGTCCCACTCATATGCGAAGTTCTGATCGCTGATCCAACCTTGTGTGCCGGTGGCTGCACCGGTTGCATTGTCGCCGAACGTCACACGTGGTGTTGCATTCTGTGTGAGCGAAAAGAAGTGGATGTCACGTGCGAAGTCCACGAAGTACGCGTAATCGCTCGTGCTCGATGCTAGTCGAGCAACCTGCGCCAGCGCAGTGCTGAGTGGTACGTAGTTGGCACGGTACTTGTTGATCACCGGTCCCGGCTGCACGTTGTTCGTTGTGAACACCGTAGCACCGAACTGCGCGTTGGCGAATGCGATCAACTGCTTGACGATAAAGTCGGCAGTGTTACCCAACCAAGTGCCCTGCACCAAGATGTTGTCGGCGTACGTCGTTGCGTCGATGCAGTCACACTGCCACTCGTTCCATGTCGGGCCGTACGTCACGAGCTTCGGCGTTGTGATGATGCCGCTGAACAGTGTGTACGGTCCACCCATATCGGTGTTCGCATCTGTCATCACGACAGTCTGCAGTGTCTTGATGGCGAAGGTCGGTGTACCTGCAGTCGTTGCAGGCTGCGTGAGGCCGGTTGCCGGGTTCGTCTTCGATGCACGTGACGTGCCGAAGTCATCTGTCCACACAAGGTGCGCAGTCACACCCTGACGACCGAAGTTCTGTGACACCGACCAGTCGAGTGCGCGCAAGTGTCTGCTGATATCTACGCCGTTGACAACTGTCGTGATCGGTGCGTCGTAGACTGTCATGCTAGTGCGGCGACATGCGAACACCACGATGCGGTAGGCGCACTGTGGCTAGTCGGGATTCGATTGCCTTCGACAGTTCATCGATCTGGTTGGCATTGTTCAGGAATGTGAGCGAGTTCGGGAACGACACGTTGACCTGTACGACACCACCGCCGCCGCCACCATGACTTGATGGGATCGGCTGCGCATGACCACCACCGCCGCTCAACGGTACGACAGCTTCGGGTCCGGCTTCACCGATAGCATACGTGCCACCACTTCGAAGACCGATACCGAAGATTTCTTCGCTGACGATACCGCCGCCAGCGATCTTCGTCTGGCCGTGTGGTAGTGAGTGTGTACCGAACGCTGAGGTTTGCGAGCCTGCGATCGGCGGCGGTGCAGGCTGGTTCGCAGCATTCTGTAGCAACTGCATGTACTTGTAGGATGCAACCGATGCCTTGAGGCCGTTCGCTTCCATCTCCTGATAGTACGTGATGATGTTGCTGACTGGTGTGTTGAGGGTGATGACGCCGCTGTTCAACAGGTTGGTGTACAACGTCGTCGCCGCCTTGCTACCCTTAGTTGCTGTAGAGATGTCAGTCCAGTTCGATTCGAACTGTTCCAACTGCGGTTCTGTAGTGATCACATGGTTCTTGTACTCGAAAGCTGCAGTAGATGTCTCCAATGCCAAGTTGTTAGACGCGCCTGCAGTGGCCTTGATGTAACCGGCTAGTGTGCCAAGGTTGGTCGTCAACGCTGGTCCGGTCTGCCCTGCAGTCTGTGCAAGTGTGATCATCTGCTCGCTAAACGACTGCGCATTCGCTGCCGTCGTCTTCGATGACGCAGCGATGATGTGGTTGTTCGCTAGCCACGCCTCAAGGTCTGGTTCACTGCCGACTGTGCCGTTCTGCACTGCGGTAGCCAACTGCTGTTCCTGTGTCACAGTCATACCAGAGAAGCCCTTCATCTGGCTGATGTTGTTGAAGAACTGTTCCATGTCGGCCTTACCCTGCACGTCGTTCATGTTGTTGGATACGCTGGTGACCTTGCGTCCCATGATCGTTGTCGTTGTGGTGTTCTTGTTCACAGCATCGAAGAACGCATCGAATGGTGATCCGCCTACCGACGTTGCAGTAGTCAGTCCAGGGATAGCGAAGATGCCTGATGTTGGACCGGTGTCTGCCTTGTACTGTCCGTTCGCCTGCATGCCGGTACCCTGTGCCGACATGAACATCAACAGTGCGGGTGCGAGCGCCGCAGCGAACACGCCTGCCGTTGCGCCGACGCCGATGCCCACGCCGCCGATGCTCAAGCCGCCTGCCTCTGCAGTACCAGCAGCAGCGCCACCGAACAGACCACCGATGCCGGGGATGCGACCTAGCTTCGTGAGCAGGCTAACATCGCCTGCATCATTACCCGCCGTCTCCAAGTCCTTGACATCGTTACCAGCGCCGCCCGGAAGACCACCACCGCCGATACCGGCCTTGCGCAACTGTTCGTACGCCTCTGGTCCGAAGATGCCGACCGTGACTGTCTGTCCGATGATCTTACCGGTTGCGCCGCTGGGACTTGTTAGTGTACCTGCACTGCCCTTAGAGATACCCAGGAACGACTTAGCCAAGCTTTCTGCATCGTGCACGACACCCTGACCGAACTTGATGAGCTTGATCGCTGCAACGACGGCCAGTACACCACCAGCAAGGTCGATGAAGACGTGAATGTGCTGATCAACGAAGTCGAAGACTGGCGTCAAGAACTGGCCGATACCGACAAACAGCGACTTGATGTTCTCCTTGATGTCGTTCATCAGCTTGCCGGTAGCAACACCGACTGACAACTGCTGCTGCGTCATCACAAGGCCAGCGTTCGCAGTCTGTGTCATCGCATCCTGAATGCCTTGTGATCCCTCAGCGAACATCGGTAGCAACGCCTTAGCACGACCACCCAGGATAGCCGTGATATCGGCGACAGTCTGCACGCTACCACCAGTGCGCGTGTATGCGTCAGCCATCTCCATGAGAATCTGCGTCTGCGATGTCATCTGGCCCTTATTGTTGATCAGGGTGATACCAAGTCGCTGTGCAGCAAGCTGAATAGTGGACAACTGATCATTGGTCTGACCGGTTGCCTTGTTGTAGTCGTCCTGCGCACGCAGGATACCGGCCTGTGTCGTCGTGAGATGCGCCTGTGCAGTCTCAAGTGTCTGTGTTGCAGACTGCGCCTTGATGGAGTTCTTGCCGTACTTGTCAACAGCGGCGTTCAGCTTCTCCTGATCCGTGGCGACCTTCTGCGATGCGATGTTGTACTCGTCGTTCGCTACCTTGAGCTTGTCCATCGCAATCGATGCGGCGACACCGGAGCCGGTCGTCTTGTTGAATGTGGTCTGCAGTGATTCCTGATGCTGTTCAAGTCCCTTCATCGCCATCGACAGGCTGTTCGTTGACAGACCGTAGATGTTTGCAACGCCGACCCACTTCGATGCAACCTCTGCGCTCGTGCCCGACATGACCTTGAATGACTGCACACTCTTAGCGAGTGCATCGAACTGTCCGGTCGCAGACACGAGCGACATGCCAGCCATCAACGGCAGGAATCCCATCATGCCACCGGTCAGGCTGTTCAGGTTGCCACGTGTCTCGCTGAATGCGCCACCCATGCCCTCGCTGCCAATGGATTCGCTGACCTTCGCTGATGTCTGTTCTGCCACTGCAGGCATCGTCTCCATCGACTTGTTCATGGCATCGACACTGCTGGTCACATTGTCCTCTGCGCCAGCGAGGCCACCAGCACCGGTATCCGAAACGACGTTGACCTTGACGTTGCGTTCTGCAGGCAGCTTGTCTAGTTGCGACAGGATATCCGTGAGCATCTGCTGGCCCTCTGCCAGCATGCGCAACGTGACGGTTAGCTGATCTTCTTCCACGCTACTCTATCGACCCCTTGATGCGGCTGCTGTACGCTTACGCTGCCTCTCTAGTGTAGCCTGCTCCTCAGCTAGCTCCAAACGGATGATATCGATGTAGTCGTTGACCTGCTTGCGTGGTCGCTGGTAGATGTCCTTGTATGTCCAGCCCAGTCGCTCCCACAATGCGCGCTCGACCGTGTACTGCACGTAGGCAGCGGGAGCTTCCTTATACTGCGGGTTCTGGATCGATGCGATCACCCTCTGGCTGAAACGTGGCGTCCGTCTCAGCAGACGCACCATCCTTCAACAGATCGTTCACATTCTTATTCAGCTTGTTGAACACAGGTGATGGAAGGTCTTCGACTGTCGCTGTGTTGATCGGCATGACGTTGCCGTTCTTGTCAGTCAAGTCCCATTCGACCAGCGATGTCACGATCAGTTCGGTGCCGGGATGATCCTTCTCACCGGCCTTGAAGATGTCAGACGCGCTCAGGTACTTGCGCAGTGTGACATGAAAGCCACCACGAAGCTCGACGCGCTTCGTCTCATCGTACAGGTCAGTGAAAGTACCCACAATAAGCTACTCTGCTCCGTACTCAGACCACACGCTGTCTGCAAAGCTCTGGCCCCAGGGAAGTTCGAAGCGCGCATCGATCGGAGTGTACAGGTCGTCGTCCTGCAGGAAACAGATGGTGTCAAGCGCACGATCAGCAGCCTCATCTTCTACTGTGTCAGAGATGCTGTCGATGGCCGCAAGCAAGTCTGCGATCCACAGATCGTTGACTTCCTCTACGCTCCACACGCCGCCGTTGCCTGTCACGAGCATGTCCTGTCTCCTTGTCTACTACTGTAGCAGGTCTTAGTAACCTGTGTTAGCGTTGTTGGCGACGTATGCCTGGATGGCGTAGCCGGTGGCGATATCGTAGCTTGGTGTCAGGTCGAGCGACTGCGTGATCACGTCACCAACCTTCACGTCGTCACCGATCTTCTCGATGTTGACCTGAGGGAAGTTGATGCCGATGATGCCGCCACCGGAAGGATGTGTCAGTGTGAGAGACAGTGCGCCGACAACCGGCACGTTCGAAGGTGCGATCGATGGGAACGCCTGCGTGAAGTAGCCCCATGCTGTGTCCGTCAACGATGAGAAGACGGCGGTGCACTTGGCGCTGAACTTGCGTGTCGTCGCAGTCAGGTATGTTGGCAAGTGAGATGTGCCCACCGTGTACGTGTCCTTGACTGTGTTCTGGATGTCGATCTCGACGTTGGTAGCAGTCGTCATTACGTTGCCCTGGAAGGATAGCGAACCCTCAGCGAACACAAACGGCACACCGCTGTCTACAGCAACGGCGGTCGGCGATGTTAGTGTTGCGATGGCAAGTCCCATGACCGCTGCAGAGAACGATACTTCGCTGTTGGTCGTCGGGCACTTGAGGTTGTACGAATCGATCTGGCAACCGGCGTACTGCTCAGACTGCTTACCACCCAGGTTCTTCTCGAAGGTGTAGCTGTTGAGTACGTTGGCCGGGTTGATGTTGTGGTAGAAAGGCGCAACCACGTTCTGTGCGACCAGTCCGGCACCACCGTTGCCGGTCGTGTCAACCTTGAACTGCAGCGCAGGAACAGTCAGTGTGTACGGCGACGTTGTACCAGCGACCGACGTGATCTTCACGACCTGCGTACCAGCCGGACCACCGGAGAACGGAATGGCTGACAGTCCATACGTTGTCAGCACAGGTCCAACCTGAATGTACTCGTTGGCAAGCGGCGCGCTACCGGCAGTCGTTGTGTACGTCAGCGACGTTGCGCCCTTCGCAGCAGCAGCCACCGTGCCGGTCTTCGATGAACCAGCAGTACCAGACTGTGAGTTGTCCGTGCCGATAGCACCGACGAACATATGGATGCCGTTGACCGGGAACAGCGGGCCGTCCACAGGACCGGCGAGCTTCTCCTGGCCGTACAGTGCGAAGACATCCGTCTCACGCACGTTCATCATTACTGGCGGAAAGAACAGGCCAGTATCAGGGATGATGTTGCACGTAGTGAATGGCTCGAATGAGGAAGGGAGAACCGGCGTGCCCGGTGTCACTTCCTTGGCGATGCCGAAGGCGCTTAGGTTACCCGGTACCTGTACGATGGGTGCAGTCACTTATGCGCTCTCCGCTGATGACAGTTCTGCTTCTGCTGTTGCAAGTGCTGCGCTGTCAGCAGCAACTACTGCCTCTAGTGTAGCCTGTGACTGCTGACCTGTCACGACGGCACCACTCTCCGGTGCGCTTGTCAGTGCATCCTCTGCAACCTTCAATGCTGCTGCATCAGTAGCGACATCTGCGGCTGCCTCTGCCTTAGACTTCTTCGTTGGCGTAGTAGATGGTAGTGCAGCCTGAATGTCGGCATTCGATGGCGCTACATCATCGGGCGCAGCATCCGACGTGCGTCCCTGATCGTCAACGAGTGTAGCACGACCCTGCTCGATCAACTGATCTGCAAGCTCGTTCTCGCAAGAGAACTCCTCACCGGGTGTGACAAGGCCAACGCCGATCAATGCGACTGGGTGTTCGGGCGGGCCGTTCCAACGTAGTGTTATCAGTAGAGTACTCCGGTGGTGTTCATGTACCTTTCCATCATACTCTACTTCCTAGTCTCAGCAACAGCGTCGGTCATCGCTGTCATGACTTCCTCTGCAAGCGATGCAAGCAACTGCGTGCGTACCATGTTGATCGCACGCAGTCCGAACTGGTTGGGCTTCGTGCCGGGATGGATCACCGGACCTAGCGCGCTGATGCCGTCGTCGTTGGGGTTCCAGAGGAACGATCCTTCGGTGCCGATGGTGTGTTGTGTCGTACCGTTGCGAATCCAGATCGCCTTCGGCTTACCACTGGTTGCACTGATCTTGATGGTGACGTTGCCGTCGAGCACGCTGACCGTGGGATACATCGATCCGGCGAAAGTGCCGGTCACCTTCGGCGCTTCCGTTTGCACTGCATGCAGCAACACGATAGCGGCATGCGCCGCCCAACCTGCGATGACTTCATCCATGATGAACGCCACTAGGTAAGCTCGTCCTCAACTTCCGGCGTCAGTGGGTCTTGCTCGACTGTCTGCTCGTGCCACTCTGCCCAGTGCGCTTCGAGCGTCTCCTGCCACTTCGCCTCAAGGTTGCGGCTCACAACACGATCTACGATGATCGCCATCAGCCACAGGGCCACCAGTCCTAGGACGATGCCGATGACAACTAAAACGGCAACCATGTGATCACTCC